TTTGCAGCAGGTGCAGTGTTTGTATAAACAGTAAATTGAGTATTACTGTTGATCCTAGCAACAACCCAAACACCATTTGCATTTGTTTGGCTGCTACCAACAACCGCAACGGTATTACCAATTGCTAGTCCATGAGGAACTGATGTTGTGATTGGAAGTGCTGTTCCAGAAGTCCATCCATATACTGGTGCAGTTGGAACAGCATCTTCAATTGCAGCACCTGTATATATTGTACCTGTGTAAAGTGCTGTTTTGTTACTATCAAAAATAGCGTTGAGAGTTCCAGATGGGTTGGTTGCTTTTGCAACATATGTAAAAGTTGTACCAGTAGGAACACTAGTAATAATAAATTGACCGTTTGCAATACTGAGGAATGTATCCTGAACTGAAATTGCAGTACCTACCGTTAGACCATGATTAGAAGATGTTGTTACTGTAACAACGTTGCTGTTTTGGGGTAAGTTGATACCAGTAATGTTAGGAATAGTTGTTGGGTTTTGGAATACAAATGGTCTGTTGTTGACAAGTCCTAGGTTTTCCCACTTGGTAATCTGTGTGCCATATTCAAAGTCCGTATCAATCAGAGCTTGTGGAGATGATGTTCTGAATTTATTTACGGGGTCAGTATATGCTTCCGATGGCGTAAATGTTTCGCCTGCTTCGTCATAAGTAAATTGAAGTTTATCAGTGTTGCTCATTGACGCAGTATTGTAATTCAATACAATCGTCGTGAGGTTTGCGTTAGGAGTACCAGATACTGTATATGACGTTGCTCTGAGGTTAGGATCAGAGAAGTTGTAAATGACTTGGTTAGTCGTTACATTCGTAATGAGGATTAGACGCTCCCTAGGAATTGCTCTAGGAATTGTAACTGTTTTCGCAGATGCATTGAATGTATATGTAGTTTCTAACAGTACTTTTCTTGCCATGGTGTTATGTGTATCCTAATAGAAGAGCGTCGGGGTTGAAGGGGTAAAGTTTTGATTGCGCTGGAGTAATTGCTGCCGCCACTACTCTTGCAAAAACCTCAGATCCAAGGGGAATAGATTCAGTAAATTTAATATTACCATCATAATCTATCGTGTAACCATCATTACTTCCTAAAAAGTGAGATTGATTAACAACGTCTGTGTTATTTATATATGCTGATTGAATAATACCATTCACTGTTATCAATAGACCAAATGGGTTTGTAACTGTAACTTTTTCATAGTTTAATCTTGGAGTAAATGTATTTTCTATTCCATCAACTGCTGTAGTAATATCATCAAGTTCATACGTTTGAACTTCCGATCCACCACCAATTGGAGCCCATCCAATTAGACCATAACCTTCAAATCCTTGCGTGGTTGTATTGAAACGAACCATACCAAGTGCTGGTGTTGCTGGTCTAGCAAAACTTGATCCAACAGGCAACTGAACAAATTGAGATGTCGCAAAATCTTGTCCATTTAATCTATAATTTTTTCCAACAGCAAGATTTAAATGTTCAGATACTGTCCATGCCTGAGTAGAATTCAACCACGTAATAGTCTTATCAGTTGTTCCTTTTAATGTAATTCCACCGCCATCAGCCGTGGTATCAGATGGACCAGCAACATTAAATGATGCACTTAAATTACCAGTGGAGGATATATTATTTGAGATAGTTACTTGTCCAGCAACAACTGCAGTTACAGTTGTATTAGCAGGAATAGTTACTCCAGAAGTAATGGTGGTAATAACCATTCCAGGAATGATATTCTCTGTCGTTACGCCAGTTCCAAGTGTTATAATATTTGTATTGTTATTAAATGTTCCTGTAAAACTTCTTCCCTGAACATCACCAATTTCAATATTTTTATCATCAACTCTCAAACGAACGCTATCAATTGTGGTGACAGTTCCATTTACAGTGAGTGTTCCAGAAATACTTACGTTTCCACCAACACCAAGATCTTTTGGAACAACAACATTAAAAGAACTATCACCACGAACCCATGTTCCAGTTCCAGAACCAATTACAAGCTGTCTATCTCCACCAGGAGTTGTTGGAGCAAATGTAGCATCTCCAGAATTTTCATTATCTGCTGGTCCAATCAAAACATTACCGTTGCCAGTAACACCATTACCAGCAAAATGTCCAATGGCAACATTACTATTGGTAGCAGAAACTTGAGCAAGAGCAGAAACACCAACCGCTACGTTTCTATTTCCAGTAGAGTTAGTTGATAATGCAGACTTACCCAAAGCAACGTTATTTTGACCACCAAGAATTGCAACACCTGCTTGATGACCCATCAATGTATTAGCAGCACCAGATGTAATAACTTTTCCAGCTTCATAACCAACTACAGTATTCTGAGATCCTCCAACAATAGCGGTTAAAGTTGCTTCACCAACTCTAGTATTGGTCTGAACATTATTATTTCCTCTACCAATTCCAATCGATTGAATACTAATATCTCTACCAAATGATGCTGGACCAGTAACACTCACTGTATCTGTGTTTGCATCTCCAAGAGTTACGTTTCCATTTACCGTTAAATTGTGACGGATAGTGGTGGTTCCTGAAGCAGCAGAACCCATGATAATAGATGTTGCTGCACCGCCAAGATTAACTGTTAATGCAGTTGTATTGAATACATCAATGATTGTCTCGCCATCTACCAGTCCAATCGATTGACTAAATTTTGGAGTCTGGTTGAATACCAGAGATCCCTGACCAGTCTCATCATCAATAACAGTTCTCAAAGTTAGCGATGAAGTTGTGGCAAACTGACCCAATCCATTACCAGTGTATGCAACGGATCCACCAGCACCAAATAAAACAGAAATAGGACCACTTCCATCAGCTGCAGTTAAGGAAACATTACTATTAACAGTTAATGTTTTTGAATTTGAAACTGTGAGAGTGCCACCGATCGTGCTGGTTATTGTAAGTCCATTAAGTGTTGTTGCAGTTGCAGCGCCAAGTACAGGAGTTGTAAGAGTAGGACTTGTAAGAGTTTTATTTGTTAGTGTCTGAGTTTCTGTTTCGGTTACAAATCGATTTGCAACACCACCATTATCAAATGATCTCCAATATCCACCACTCTCAAACCATTGTAGTGCTACCCATGTCTGAACAACTCCAGTTCCATTAGTAGTTCTATTAACTCTAAGACCAGAGTTGGTTCCAACTAAACTATTACCCTTTCTTAGTTCAATTTCGTTATCAGCTACGAGAACTGTTGTGCTATCAACAGTTGTTGTAGTTCCAGTTACAGTTAAATTACCACCAATTGTTACAGTTGTTCCGTCATCGGTAATTGTACTATTTGTAAATTGATTGTTGGTGCTATCCCATTTCTGTATTCTGTTTCCAGTAAAGTTGCCAACGTTTTTAAGAGAAAATGCTGTTGTAGTAAGATTTAAACCGCCAGTAGAAGATGCAGTATAGGTAGTATCATTATCTGTTGCACTAATATTAATTGTATTTCCAGTGCGAGTAACAGTTGCTGCATTACTAGAAGTAAAATTAATAATACCAGTAACAGCACTACCATCAGCCTCAGAATTTGCTTTTACTGAAGTTACAGTATTGGTATCGGTCGAAGCAATTGTAATTGTTGAACCAGATTGAGTAACAGTAACATTAGATCCCTGTTCTAGTGTTATGTCACCACTGACCAATGGGTTACTAGTCCTTCCTCGTAATCTAGTAACAGTGTCCTGAGAAGATATTGTAATGTCTGTAGGAGTACCAACAGATTGATTAATTGTTACATTACTTCCAGCTAAAAGTTGTAAATCACCAGAAGTATAAGTTCCAGTAGCAGTTCCCCTTAATCTTGTAACTGTATTAACATAGTTTGCAGCAATGGTAATCGTATTTCCAACCTGCGAAATACCAGCAGCATTACCACTAACTGCAAAAGTTACATCACCAGAAACTAAGTTACCACCAGATGCTTGTAATCTAGTAACAGTATTTGTATCAACATAACTAGAGTTGATTGTAATAGCATCGCCACTTCTAGTTAGCGTAACGTTAGTTCCAGCTATAAAACTTATATCATCATCAACTCCAGCACCAGAATTACCACCAGAAGTTAATCTAACAATTTTTGTTGCTGCATTTCCACCATCAACAGCAGCAATAGAATATGTTGTATTATTATCTGGCGTGGTTACTGATCCACCAAGAGCAATTGCAGTTCCATTAATTGTAATAGAACTATTAACTAATGCTCCGTTTGGGATATTTGTAAATGTATTTGTCGTTCCAGATAAGAATGACGATTCAATAGTTTTATTTGTTAATGTTTGAGTTGCCGTTAAATATACATCACCAGGAGTGTCCCAAAGAACCGTAGTACCATTAGATTTTAAATACTGCCCCGCAGTTCCAACAGAACCACCAGCATATATCCCGCTTCCAGTTAAATCTAAATTGTCACTAGCGATCAACTCTTCTATTTTTTTAGAAATAGGATTGACAATTAAAGGAAATCGGTTGGCCATGTAACCAAATAGATACTAGTTCTCAGGTTTATTTATGGCTGTGAATAAGCGGACAATCGGATTCGAACCGACGACATCTAACTTGGAAGGATAGCGTTCTACCACTGAACTATGTCCGCAGGGTGGGGGGCGTCACTCCCCCTAGGCTCGCCACTTGCCCTTTGACTGGAGGCAAGAAACCAGGCGGGAGAGAGTCCCATCCGCACCACCAATTCTTTTAGGAAATTGGAAACCTACTTCGTCTCGGAAACAAAGTTATTGATGACTTCTGCTTGTTGAAGCACATCTTCCAGAGATGGATATTTTTCAGCAAAATTTGCCGAGATCAAACCATCTGGATTTTGTCGTTGTGCTACTTCAAACTCCATAGCGTAGTTATCTTGTAGCATATTGTATGCTTGCTTGAAAATTTCAAAGCGAAGCTCGTAAGGTGTTTTGGACATTTTGTATCTCCTGTGTGTATGTGTGTGTTATCGAGGGGGTCCCGACCAGGGTTGTTTACGTGTCTCCATCACGGGCATTTACGGGGATGACTCCACCAGGATAAGTTTATAGTCGTTCCAGGACTTAATATCAAAGTTTTAGAATGTCATCTGACATGCCACCTCTAACTCCACCAAAATTAATCACATTATCATATGGTTGTTCATCAAGACCACTAATGGTATAATTTACATAACCATCGGGAAGGTAATCAGAAGTCAGTTTAAATTTATAGTCGCTGGTATTATCAGTAAAACGAATGGGATATGCATTCAAAATACTTTTTACTTTACCAAGAGCATCAAACAGTTCAGATAGTTGAGTATCTTGTTTTTCAGCAAGAGAATTGATCAGTGCTTGACGAAGTGCTTCTTCAGCAGCTTCAATATGAGAACGAACAGTCATAATAATCAATCAAATTTACGATAGGCACCCACTTCAGGGTCGGGGTCTAACCACTTGGTATATTCAGGATCCTCTAAGCATACATCAAGTTGCATCTGGTTGTCAAGGAAATACATATCAGTATAACGCTTGGTCCATTCATTGAACTTTTGGATACGATAGTCAGGTTTGCCATTGATCTCTAGGAGACCACACTGAACATAGCGATAAGGGGAACGTTCAAGGATTACAGTGGGTTTGGTCATGAAGCATCGTCGTGATCAAAGTAATTATCCCACAGTTCATCGTCGTTGTCAAGGGGTTGTGCTACTTTAGAAACTGTCTTGAGATCAATTCCAGCTTCTTCAACGAGAGATGCTGGGATCATAGCGACAGCAGACCCATCTTCTCTACGAATGATGAATGTTTCTCCATTCTCCACACGTTCCATAATCTCATCGAAGTTTTTTTCCAGTTCTAGTTCTGTGATTTCGATTGTTTCTTCAGACATTACAGCAGACATCGTTTTCTTGTAAATAATTTATAGTTTCTCGGCACCCACCAAGTCGAATATCATCTAACATAATTTGTGGAAATGTTGATCCTTCACCAAATTCAGCATAGAATTCATCTCTTGTAAAATCTTTATCTAGTTCATAAACAACGTGAGTAAATCCTTCATGTTCCATTACTGCGATACACTTTTGGCAGAATGGACAACCTTGTTTTGAATAGATTGTGAATGACATCGGCACCTAAAAAATTATATAGTAAAGATCGGAATGACAGGATTCGAACCTGCGACATCTCGCTCCCAAAGCGAGTGCTCTACCAAACTGAGCTACATTCCGATTAAATGCTCCACATACGGAGCAGGTTGTTATGTGACTTACAAATCAAATCAAACTCTTCTGTCTTTCCTTGATTTGCTAACAGAGACATTTTAGCAGAATTCAAATCAAAAAGCAACTCCCTTTGATAGGGATCTTTAACTCTACTTTCAACCCATCCACAACAAACAAGACGAGTTCCAGAAGTAACTTCTGTAACTTCATGTAATGTAGAGGAAGGATATAGAATGGCGTCACCAGATTTTAACTTAATGCCATCAAATTCTTCGGATACTAGATACCCACCTTCATATTCGCTCGGATCATTTAAGAATATAGTGAATGAAAGATCAGTTCTTCGTCCGTTAATAAAAGCATTATCAACATGATCACCATACTTTCCACCTTCAGTTGTCTTACTGAAAATAAAAGAATGAATTTTTTTAGGAACAGAAAATGAATTGAATAATAAATTCTTACCAAGAACATGTCCTACAAGTCCAACCAATTTTTCATATGAAGAACAGAATTGATTGAGTTGTTTATTCACTTTTACTTGAGAAGCAGCAACACCAGCTGTAGTAGTGCCATCTTCCCACCACTTAGGATCTTCCTCGTCAATAATTCTGATTGCTTTGTCAAGGTCAGTTTGACTAAGAAGATCCTCAATCGTCAAGTACATAATATCAGTATTTCAGAGTGGCAGCACCTTTGTAACATACGTGACGTGGGGCAGGAACACCCTTAAATGCTACATTATCTTTTCCAACTTGTCCCACAATTTGTTCTACCTTAAAACAAGTAAGATAAGCAGGAACTGGAATGGTTTTACTAACATTTTCTTCTTCTCCAGTACCTTTGTAGCATACGTGACGAGGAGTAGGAATACCTTTAAATGATACTTTTCCTGCTCCAACTTTTCCCACAATTTCTTCTACTTTAAAACAAGTAAGATAAGCAGGAACTTCTTTTTTAGTTGTATTGGTGGAAGGTGTTGCTGCATTAGCAACGAGTGGAGATGCTAAAGCAATAGCAGCACCTACGATAAAAGGAATGTTAAATTTAGTCATGGCTTTTACTTTTTATATTCTACGGTTAAAACTGGATCGATGGAAGTTGCTTGTGGTGCTGCTGTAAGAGCACGAATAGCTACTGGAGATAGTAAAGCAAACGCAATAGCAGCACTAAACATAATAATGATATTAGATTTAGACATTTAATTACCTCGCTTGTGGGAGCATCATCTTCACACCTTCACCAAGAAGACCTTCACCTTCATTAGTCAAAGCAGCATTTACAAGACCACCACCAATAGCAAGACTAGCAGCAGCGGCAATCAAAAGACGTTTTGAGGTCTTTGATTTTTTTGAAATTGTTTGTTCTGTCATGGTTCCAATTAGGAAGACTTATATTATATAGAAAAAAGAGGGGTATGTCAACCCCTCTATATGCTATATCTTGATTGTATCAAGAATATCGATAAGGTTTAGTTATCAGAAACGGAAAGTTGTCTGAATCACACCACCATAGTTGTCCGAAGCATTCTTCAGACCTTGGTTGTTAGAAACATAGAACACAGCAGGAGTGATGCTAATGTTGTCGCTAACCTTGTAACGATAGAATGCTTCCCACATGAGAGCCTTTTGACTTTCAGTAAGTGAAGCAGCATTACCAGGAGCACCAATGGCGAAACCAGCGGCGTTACCCTTAGCAAACACATCACTCCACTGAAGACCTGCCATCCAAGTTTGGGAGTTGGTAGCACCAGTAGGAGTGGTACGACCAGCAGCATTCAGGCTAACATCGTTCCAACCATAAGCACCCGAGATCGAAGGTACGATACCCGACTTCTTAGGTTGCCAGTAAGCGTTGATAGCATAGCTGTTGGAAGTTTGACCTGCAGCAAGGTTGCCAGAACCACCGTTGATAGCGTTAAAGGTACGAACACGAGTTCCTTCGGTGCCATAACGATAACCGAAAGCAACACCATACTGAGGAGCACGGTAACCGATCTGTGCCAGAGTATTCAGAGCACCAGTCTCATCGAACTGACCCTTGGAACTATCCGAACCATTTTGAGCGACATAGTTCAGACCAGCAACAAATCCACCTTTGCCTTTCTTGGTAGGTTGGACCCACTGAGCGCCGAAACCAGAACCAGTTGCCTTGTTATAAACGCCAGGAGCACCAGCAACTTGGAAGAAGTCAAGAATGTCAGACTTATAAGCAGAAGGCACCCATGCCATCTCAGTGTTACGAACCAGAGCACCAGCAGTCAGAGTCATACCCTTGGTAAGACCAGGGAAGCTGTAGTACAGGCGGTCAAGTTGTACGGCGTTCGCATAAGTTTCTGCCTTATCCAGTTTGAATAAGGAGGAGGAAGAACCAAAAGGTTGCGAGGAGAAGTTACCAGTACGCAGACGAGTCTTCAGCAAGTCCTTACCAGTGAAAGAAGTATCGAAGCTGAGACGAAGATCGTAGTTGAATGCAGTGTTACCAACATTAGTGTTGTTAGCAAGACGAGCACCTTCTACACCACCGAGAACAAAGGTTGCTTCACCCTTGAGTTTGGTAGTAGTAGAGAACTGTTGTGCTTGAAGAGCAGTGGTTTGCTTCTCCAGTTTGGCAACACGACCACGAAGAACTTGAAGTTCATTAGAGAACTCATTAGCAAGACGCTGGAGTTCATCAGTTGCTTCAGTCACGCGATCCAGGCAAGCATTCAGAAGTGCAGCGGCTTCAAAACGAGTCATGGACTTACCACCAAGATAAGTACCATTCTCATAACCAGCAACACAACCATAACGCTCAACAAGATTGCTGAGTGCCTGATATGCCCAATCCGTAGGTTGGACATCAGAAAGTTGTTTGATGCTTGAGACCTGCTCAGAGGAAGTGTATTGATTGACTGCTGCCATATTGAGATCTGCAGCATTCGCAGCAACAGGAGCAACCATTCCCAGAGCAACAGGTGCGAGCATCAGTTGTTTGAGTTTCATAAAAATTTTTACTAAACGACATGCCTCAGTTGAGGCTCAGGTATTTTAACATTCACTTTAGATTGTGTCAACTAAGAGAAGGTTAACGGAAGGGGTGGGATTCGAACCCACGGATGCTCTCACATCGCTAGTTTTCAAGACTAGAGCCATCAACCACTCGACCACCCTTCCATGTATTGGAATTGTTCTTGGAGATTATAGAACAACTTATGTCTTTCTGTCAAGACATAATAACCAGTCAATTCTGAACCATTGTCTGTCCACCCATACCCTATAATTTTTTCATTCACACGTTCATGTATTTTGTCTGTATGAAGATAGTGATTGTAGCGTTGGTGAAGATTGATCATTAACGGACCTCGTAATCAAGTTTTCGGACTTTGCGTTGGCGTCTTTCCTCTTGATATTTTAGGTCAGCATTTGACAACATTGGTTGTTTCTTAACATTTTTTTCAGAATTTAGCAACACAACTTCAGACAAATCTAATGCTGAAATTTTGTCGCCTACAATGGATGTCATATTAGGACATCCACATGATCTAGTTTTGACTGGGTGAGCCTCTAGCTCCTTGCCACAAAGGCGGCATCTTACAGATAACATTGTTTTTCATTTAACCTCTAGAAGTTAATGGGAAATGTCGGATTCGAACCAACGACTTACTGCTTGTAAGGCAGCCACTCTACCGCTGAGTTAATCTCCCGTATGTCGGCAAGAGGACTTGAACCTCCACGTCATAAAGACACTGGAACCTAAACCCAGCGCGTCTACCAATTCCGCCATGCCGACTGGCGACTCAGGTTGGGGTCGAACCAACGACCGACTGCTTAGAAGGCAGTTGCTCTATCCACTGAGCTACTGAGTCATGTATGAGGATATTATACTACTGCTTGGGGCAGTCGTCAAGCCATGGAGCACAAAGTCTCATTTCACCTCCCAATGATTTACAGTCATCAGTATAGCACACCGTAGTGTCTATTGGTTTCTCGGAATATCTTGGAGGTATAATCTCCACAGGTTTCCATCCTGTCTCTTTCTTATATTTTTCTATAGCATCACCAACTGCTTTTTCAGCACGGCAAGCACGTATCTCTTCAATTTCAAGTTTTACATCTTCCAATGTATCAATATTTAGTGTTCTTGTCAATTGATCTATCACACACCACACTTTTTGTTTTGGCAAATTTGTGAATGCTGCTATTCCAGATACTACAAAAAGAAGCACTCCAGATATTATCATCATATCTTTCATGCTAGTTTTTTTCTTTCCGATTTGGAAATTAAACTGAGGCATGGGGGTGTGATCAGCACCCCCTATTTATTCAGTTTATCAAACCTCTACCGTAATCAGTCGGGACGCATAATCATGAGCATACGAAGTGCGAGCACCATGAATGCCCCAACCAATCCAACTATACGCATAGTCCATGTAGCGATTAATTGATTTACCAGGCATCTTCATCCTGTTCTCAATATCTTTCCACTGGACTTCATTTGTTAGATAACGAAGTTGCGTGTGAAGTGATGATGGCGAACCACCAAACCTCTTAGCAAAATCACCCAATCCATAATAACGGTTGGCAGATGTCCATTGGATCAGTCCATAACCGCCGTAGCAGCTATGCCAACTGGTCCTGCTACCACCTTCGCAAATATTAGGCACGAACATAGATTCCTGCTTGATATTGCCCATGATAGTAGCAAGGGCGTTTCTGTCTTTAATTCCAGCGTCCTGGAAATAATTGAGAGCAATGTTCTCGTTGTCAGAACACCCCTTACAAATTAGCCTTTTCTCTTTTGGTTTTTCGGGAGCAACCGCTTTGGTCGCTGTCGTTGTTTCAAACTCCTTGACAATAGCAAATGGGGGAGGACCCTGGACAGGAGGAGGTGGAAACAGTGGCAGTGTTGCCGAGGTGGTTGTAACCGATGCCAGAAGGGGCAGGGCTACAAGTGTAAAAGTGTTTGGCATTAATAGTTATTGAACTCTACATCCCAATAGAGAAAGCGCACATCCCCTTTCTCAAGGGGCGATCTCCTGGGCACAAATTGTCACATCACCTTCTCATAATGTGAGACCCACCTTTATGGGGTGGGTCAAATCATGATATCAGATATTTAGGCTGGTGTCAAGCGGTCAGAATCTGAACTTGACCTTAGCAGCAACAGAGTTTGTTGTCAATCCAGCAGCAACAGCATGGGTTCCCTCTAGATATAGTACCTCTTTTACATCAATGGAAGCAGTGGCACTATATGAGTTGTCGGTAGCATAGGCACCCTCAACACTCACACCGATCACATCTTTCTTCTTACCACCAAAACGAGTTTCAAGTTTCAAACCAGCTTCACCAACATGTGTGGTCTGGTTGAATGCCTCAACACTTCTTGCTGATTGTGGAGAACCAGTTTCAGTATAAGCATTTCTTGATATATTTGAGACAGTATAACCTACGAATGGTTTGAACCATCCAGAATTATTCACATATAATCTATTGCTAATCCACCACTGCTGTCCTTCAACGTTCGCCCAGTTACCAAACACATATTCAACTGTTCTGGCAACGTTATATTTGTCTCTGGAAGCGCCAGCATTTGTAATCAATGCTACATCTCTACCATGGAAGCTGTTGAATACTCCAATATGTTGTCTTTTTAGATGTGAGATGCTATCTACACCAATCATTTCCGAGTAGATATCATTATACTGTGCGCCAATCGTCCATCCTTTTGTGAGTGCTAGTTCTACACCACCACCAAATACTGTTGATTGTGCTTCATATCCATCAGCATTATAAGAATGTGCGAAACGGTTGGTTTCAAACACTCTAAACTTTTTCTTCTCATTTACAAGTGGTTCGTGATTGAGTGTGCCATTGAGAGCACCACTGATGCCATCAAGAGCTTCTAATTGATCTACACGACCATAGAAATCTCTGTAGTTATGGAACTCTTCGTATGTTGTAGAAGCAACGTAAGTATCAACTGGTGTTCCATTTGTTACAGTATCATTTCCATTCGCATCAGTTGTGGTTGTGACTGGAGTTAGTGTAACAGTTGTGAGTAATGGAGTTGTGACGCCAGTTGTTACATGAACATTGACTTTTTGTTTGCCATTATTCTCTGTTGCTGTAAAAGCAGGTGTATTAACAATCGTAGGAGCACCAGACACTACAGTATTATAAGCATATGATGGTCTAGTGACTGCTGTTGATTGCAAAGCAGAAGCAGTTACAGCAGATGTTCCAGTTCCATCCGATGATGAAGTGGTAACAACGGGAGTTCCATTTGATGTGGTTGTAGAACCATCAGAATATGTGGTGGTTGTAACTGGTGTTGTAGTTGTGGTTGTGGTAGTAACTGGGATTGTGGTAACTACCGTGTCTGTGTAGGTTCTAACAACAGGATTACCGTCAGCGTCAGTAGAAGTGTCAGTTCTAGTAACATAAGATGTCTCCGTTCTAGTAGAAGATGACGAAGAAGTTGTCACTTGGTTTGTTGTTGATGTTCCTGTGACTGTTGGAGTTGGATTACCAGCAGCAGCACCTTGAGCTGGTGTTGCTAGTGTAGTAAATCCATAACTAGATGGAATGGTGCATTGTGCTGGAGCAAGTGTTGTATCTTGACAAAGACCAGCATAAGTTCCTAACTGAATGCTGCTTGTGTTAGCAGTATTATTACCAGATACATCAAATGAAATTGTGTATTGTGTTCCAGAAGTAAGATTAACACCTTGATAGATACCATCAAAGGTTCCTACAGCACCATCATACCACAATCCGTTGGTCCATGTTCCAGCCGCAGCAGGATAGGTTCCGTTCTGATACCAGACACCCCAGTTTGTCGGTGCTTGAATTGTTGATGGTCCGTTGTTTGTAGTAATGCTAAATGAACCACCGTTGGTAAAGTCTCCGTTGGTGAGAAGATTGACCGTAGATCCTGGAGCATATAATCTTACATTATCAAACGACCAGAATGCTGGGTCTTGGCGAAAAGCAAAACCTACAAAGTTAGCACCACTAGTAGAGGGAGTGTAAGTGTAGGTATATGTTTGCCAGGTGTTTGGGGTATTACCAGTAACTGTTCCAATATATCCTGGTGGTAATACTCCTGGTTGAGCAAATGCTGCGGTTGGCACTCCAAGGAAGAGCGCAGACGCTGCAGCGAGCGTCTTTTGCGTGTAAGACATAGAAAATCCGTGACTAAGTGAGGACTAACAAAACAAACCGAAGTATGTTTTAGAAGTAAAATACTCACCTAGTCACGGAGACTGGAGATATAATTTCAGACCAGTGAAGCAAAATCAGTTGCGATTGTAACTATTTATCCCTTCTTCCAGGCTTCACCTTCTGCTTTTCTTCTACGAGCAAGTCCTGCTTCTACATTAGATCCAGGATTTCTGTAGAGATAGAGAGCATCGGGCACTAGGTCCCACTCTTTATTCTTCAGGCGTTTAGTAATAGTATTAAAGTTATCGCCACCGTAGAAACCAGCACCGAGATTATAAGCAAAGCTGAGAAGAGCGCCTCTTTTTCCATCTGACATTTCATTCCAATGTGGGATCTTACGAAGGGCAGGAAGAAACTGGTTCTTACACTGACTGATTAGCAGATCATCTGCTTCTTGCTGACTAATTTGATCGCCAAGTTTGAATGCCGAACCATCTTTCTTACGGGTAGATCCCCAACCAATAGTGATTGGCAGACCACCTGTAAGGGGGTCAGGATATGCCTTCAGATGGCATCCTTCGAACTCTTTGATCAACTTAATGCCCATCATTGGGACATCATCACCACCCGCTACAGGAGCAGAAGCAGCTGGAGCAGCAGGGGCTGATCCAGCACTAGTCTTTTTTCCTCTATAAATCTCCGCCCAATCAACATTATCTTCTAGATACTTGACTGGTAGGTTATCTTCCAACCACTGAACTGCCTTGACGTGGTTAGGGTTCTTCTCGTCGTAAAACTTGAAGAAGTTGTGTAAATCTATTCTAGCCATTGTTGTTCTCCTTTGTTATCAGTCAAAAATACGACCCCAACCATCGTTGCCACCTGGGCACCAGCGATGCTTGAGAACTGCTTTGGTGTAAATGGTCTTCTTACCATTCGTAACTGGACCAGTATAGTTATCGTTTAGAGAACCATATGGATCGTTGATGTAATATCCTTTGCCATCTGGTGTCTTACCGATGACTACACACATGTGCCCACCAGTAGGAGCAGATAAAGAACCCCTATGGAGAATACCAATAACAACGGGTTTGCCTCTATCAAGGCTCTTATCAATGTCAGCGAAAGAAAGATTATAGCTAAAGTGTGACTTAATTCCATAACCTGCGAGAACTTTCGTCTGTACCGCATGGTCAGTAGTGTCACCAATCGCAAATACTTTCTTGACATACTCATCGTCGCCCTTGATGCTACCAGGCTTGAGGAAAGCAAGGCACATAGCGCACGATGAACTGTTACAAGTTCTGTGGGCATCTCTGTAGTTATCTACTTGGTTGAAGTATGGAACATCAAGCACCGCTGGTGTGGGTGGTTTGGTTCTAAACATACCAATCCAATCTGTCTCAGCGTCATCTAGGAATTGTTCTGGTAGGTTATCTTCTAACCATTGAACCGCTGCTACATGGTTTGAATTGTTCTCATCATAAAATTTGAAAAAGTTATGAAGATCTAAAGTCATTTTCTGTCTCCGAATAAACTAATGAAATACTCTGCGTCTATAACTGCTAATGGTTTTTTGCCATTCTTTTTAATAACGACGAGAGGTTCATAGTCACCGCAGTTAGCGGATGCTTGTTCATAGGCATCCCAGATATTTAGTTTCTCAACATTTTTACATTCAATACTATGTGGAAACTTTGATCTGGCAGCACGAGCCATGATGAGATCCTCACCACCAGCACCCATAGATCTACTCTCAATGTCTTCAGGATGAACCTCAAGCATCTCAATTAATTTTTCTCTTACCCACTGCTGAAGACGACGACCCTTTGCTTTAGCTGATTGCGGACGCATAATAAAAAACCTCCTTCACGGAGGTATTTATCTATTCAGCTGAACCAGGGATCTGGTATTTTCTTTTCATTGCTGCCAGAAACCATGCTTCCGACAGAGCTTTCGGACCCTCCCGTAGTATTCGTTTGCCGTTCTCTGTTAGTTTCTCGTGCTTTAGTGCTTCTTCTCTCCAGTATTCCATTACAATTTAAAACCAGCGAAAGTATCTTTTTTAACATCCTGTTTAATGCTCCCGATAAGGTATGATTCTACTTCTGTTTCCTGTGGAGCAACTTGCATACCTTTAGAAGATAACCAGTGCTCTGTCCATGGCAGAGGATTGTTGGTGATAGGAGTGTCAAAGATTGCTTTGAGACCAATGGACTTTAGACGACGATTGGCAGTCCATTCAACATACTTTGCCAGTAGTTTATCATTCAAACCGATGATAGATCCATCCTTGAACAGATATTCTGCCCAAAGCTTCTCTTCTTCAACACAGTCACGGAACATCTGATAGACATTCTCTTCCTCTTCTTTGGCAATCTCTACCATGTCGGGGTCATCACCTTCTCTCCATTTGTTTAGAATGTTCTGAGTGATTGTCATGTGTTGGGATTCATCCCTTGCGATGAGTCCGATGATTTTTGCGGATCCTTCGAGGAGTTTAAGTTCGCCAAAAGCGAAAGAGCAGGCAAACGATACGTAGAACCGAATTCCTTCGAGGATATATACGTTAGCAACTGCGCGATATAGTTTTCTTTTGAGGTCATACAATGTTTCTTTTGCTGCTGGTGTTCCTTCCAATTCATGCTGCCACTGGTTTCCTGCTCCCCATTCTGTTGCTGCTTGCAGGAATTCATCATACGAACGAGTTACCGAACGAGCCCTTTGAAGGATCTTGTCATCCTCAAGGATTGTATCAAACACCTCAGACGGATCAGCATACACATTTTTTATGATGTGTGTATAAGAACGACTATGGACCATCTCCATCGTCTGCCAGATGTTCATGGCACCCTCTAGTTCTGGAAGAGAACAGTAGGGCATGAATGCCATGCCAGGACCACGACCTTGGACACTATCAAGTAGGATCTGATACTTCAAATTGGAAGTAAAGATATGCTTTTGTGCTGCGTTTAGAGTTTGGTAATCAGCACGATCTTTCTGGAGAGATACCTCTTCAGGTCTCCAGAAGTATCCAAGCTGCTGCTGCGTCAGTTTATCGAACACAGGATACTTGAACTTATCGTAACGTTGGACCCCAAGAGGGGGTCCAAAGAACATCTTCTGTTTTGTATTATCTACTTTGTTAGTATTGAATACTGTCATTCCTTCTACGCTCATGCAATCACCAGTGGTTCTAAATCTTGCAACTGTCACAGTCTTCTTCCTCCGTGCTGAAAATGTCGTTGAGTAAATCTTCTATGCTTTTCTTTTGTTCTTGGGTGATTGGTTCGTCTTGTTTGATATCGTATGTATTCTGATAGTAAGAGGTCTTCCATCCGTACTTGTAAGTATTCAGGAAGTCTTGAGCCATCACCGACACAGGAACTTCATTATCGGCATAATTTTCTGGATTATACGACCAGTTTCCAGATATCGCTTGATCAAAGAACTTCTGCATAACAGCAACAATATTGATATAACCAGTATTGTCAGGCATATCCCAGAGCAACGTATAATTGTTCTTGAGAGATTGATACTGTGGAACAACTTGCTTGAGAGGACCCTTCTTTGATTTCTTAACGGACAGGTAATCTCTAGGTGGCTCGATTCCGTTGGTTGCGTTTGACACAACGGAACTGCTTTCCGATGGCATTTGTGCGGACAACGTTGAATGTCGTAGTCCAGATGCTTGTATCTCGGAACGTAGAGTTTCCCAATCATATTTCAACGTGGGGTCACAGAGTTCATCAACATCACGCTTGTAAGTGTCGATTGGCAGGATACCTTGAGAATACTTGGTTCGATTGAAGTATCCACATGCTCCCTTTTCCTTGGCGATTGCGTTGGAAGACTTGAGGAGATAGTACTGGAAAGCTTCAGTAAGGTCATGGACGAGTTGCCAGGCTCGTGGATCATTGTAGTGTTCTCCTTGCTTTGCGAGATAGTGTGCTAGACCAATATAACCGATACCCAAAGAACGACGATTAAGAGTTGATTGTCTTGCTGCCTTGACTGGATACTGCTGATAATCAATCAACTCTTCCAATCCACGAACAGCAAGATCACAAAGTTCTTCGAGGTCATCCAGTTTATGTATCTTACCCACGTTGATGGCAGAAAGAATACACAGGGCAATCTCACCTTCGCCATCAATATGCTGGATAGGATCTGTAGGAAGTGTGATTTCCTGACAGAGGTTTGACATATTCACTTTGTCAAGGAAGGAAGAGTGAGAGTTACAGTGGTCAATGTTCATGATATAAACACGACCAGTCTCCGCTCTCTCCTTCAGGAGGTCCAGAATGAGTTCTTGAGCTCCAATAGTTTTTCGTGGAACAGTTGTATCTCGTTCGTAATCCACATACAGATCGTCAAATCTATCAGTCCCAAAAGCATCATACAGACCAGGAACGTCGTTGGGAGAGAAGAGTGAGATTTCTGCGTCTTGGATGAAACGTTCATAGAACAGTTTGCTGATTTGAATAGAGTAGTCTAACTTACGAACACGGTTATCTTCAGTTCCTTTATTATTTTTTAGTACTAAAATATCTTCTATTTCTTTGTGCCAGATAGGAAAGTGGACCGTAGCAGATCCACCTCGTATGCCGTTTTGAGTGCAGCATCTGACAGTTGCTTCAAACTTTTTGAGAAAAGGTACAACCCCTGTATGCTGTACTTCTCCACCTCGGATTTTACTGTTGATACCCCTGATACGACCCGCGTTGATGCCGATCCCCGCACGTTGAGCAACATATCTACCAATAGCCATGTCACTGCTAAAGATGCTATCGAGGGTGTCATCAACATCAACCAGAACGCAACTAGCGAACTGTCGAAGTGGTGTTCTAACTCCCGCCATGATGGGGGTTGGAATGTTGATTTTGTGTTTGGAGATTGCGTTGTAGTATCTTCTGACATATTCTAGACGATCCTTTGTGTAGTTTTGGAACAACGTCGCAGCAATCATCATGTACATATACTGTGGCGTTTCATATACTTCGCCACTGCTTCTATCTTGCACGAGGTACTTATCAACGATTTGACGTAGACCTGCATAAGTGAATAAAAAGTCACGGTCATGATCAATAAAACTATCAATCTTTGCCCATTCTTCCTGATTGTATTTACCAAGAACTTCTTTATCATAGACACCTTTCGTAGCACACTTGAAAGCATGATCAAGAACAGTGGGGTGGCCATTCACCCAATCAGATCCAAACACCTGCTTGCGAAGTCCGAACAGCAGCAGGCGAGCAGCGACGAATTGATAGTTGGGGTTCTCCAAGCTGATGAGGTCGCTGGCAGAGCGCACCAGGATCTCCTGAATGTCCTTTGTCTCGATGCCGTCGAAGAACTGGAGACCCGAGTTCATTTCGACCTGAGAGGCGCTCACACCGCTCCCTAGACCCTCGCAAGCCTCCTCTACCATCTTGTGGATCTTATCGAGGTTGAGGGGTTCCACAGACCCGTTGCGCTTGCGAACTTTGATATTTTGTCCGTTTGTCATACTTTCTTCCAATCGTTGAGTTTGAGGGTTGCTTCTAATCCACTGTAGATATTACATTCTACTATATTTTGAACATCTCGTCCAGCCAGGGACATTTCGTTCAAGTCTTTTTCTTTGACACCACTGGGATAAATCACCACAGAGTATCCTGCTTTGATTACTTTTTCATATTTTCCTACGATTTCTCTGTTACGTGGTTCATTATCAAATACAAATACAGTGTTCTTTGAAAATTGAGACAGCGAAACATCAGAACCTGCCATCGCTAATGCGTTCTTTATGAACAGACTATCAAATGGTCCTTCAGTTACAAATAATCTTTCGTCGTAATTTACTCTATCCTGTCCGAAAATCTTGGGTTGTTCCTCGTCCAGCATGATCGTGATATATCTAAGTTTTGCTTTGGGAGCTAGCGATCTGCCTTGGTATCCAAAAAGGTTGCCTTCTTTGTCTCGGAAAGGAATGATAATCCTGGGACTATCTTGTTTGAGATTGTCAAAGATCTTCTTTTGTTTGTTTGTCCATTCTTTGAACTTTGGACAATAGTAAAAGTAATCTAGATCTTTGATACCTCGTTGCTCAAGATATTCTCTCGCTGGGTGAGAAATATTTAGGTCTGAAATTTTGTCGAGGTCAATACAATTTTCAGATTTCGACAAAAACTTTGGTTCCTGAAAATTGAAGACAGGGTTTGGAACTGTGGTCCCCTTGCCAGTCTTACCATCCTTGAATTTCTCCATGACATATTGATCATGAAGGAAAGTATCTTGATCCTTGATGAAGTTTGCCAGGGTTCTACCCATGCCACAGTTGTGACACTTGAACACAAAATCGTTCTTTACTTTGAATAGATATCCTCGTGCTTTGTTTCTGCGCTTCTGACTATCTCCGCAGTATGGACATCGGAAGTTATACAGATCTGCCTTCTTGCGGGCAAAGAGAACTAGGCGAGAGGACACTAGTTGGATATATTTTACATCAATAAAAGAACTCACTTAGTCTGTGCTGGCGTACCTCCACCCATGGTAGCACCGTTGTTTCCGACTGTCAAGAGGTTGCCAAAGAAACTAGCAGATCCGATAACCACCACAGCTGCTGTAGCAATGCCAACAGATATCCATCTGAAAGTTGCTAATTCATTTACTCTGTTTTCTACTTTCTCAATACGATCTTTGACATCTCTGATGAGTTCCATAATCACACCATCATTTCTGTCATTCTGTTCTAGTCTATTTTCGTGACGCTCTAAGATGAGAGCAACGTTTTGGTTGCTCTCACTAATTTTATCAACTGCTCTTTCAAGTTTGTCAAGCATCTCTTTGGAGAGATCTTCGTATATTTGAAACTTCGCTTCTAATACTTCTAGGTCTCTGCCAAATCCAAACATGTCTCCCCTTATCAGACGTTGCGAACTGCGAAGTTCAGTGCTGCCTGATAAGATGACGCATCTTTGTTTAGCATATACTGGAACTGTTGCTTGTGCTCATCATCAAGTTGAGCATAACAAGCAGCGATGCGCTTTGCTGAGAAGTTGTCTAGGTTCTGAACACCACCGTCAGCAAATTGGATTCTTGCGAATGATGCTTCGCCGCTGGGGTTGAGTTCGGATGTTGCTACATCGAGAGCAACTTGAATTACATCTTGAGATTCCATCATAACATTACCTTCAAATTCAACTGAGTTTTTTTGAACTTTTTTCTGCTGCTCCGATGCCTTCTTTTTGAAGTCAGAGAGACGAGCTTTCATAAGAGTGTCCATCTCTTTTGTTTTATTCATCAACTTCTGTTTCGCTTCTTGACGCTTCGCTTGAAGATCCTTCTGGCGATTAAGTTTTTTCTGTTGAGTGATTTGCTTTTGTGCCCTCTCTGTGTCAGACACAATCGCTTCATCAATTTGTAGTTCTACTTGTTCTTTCATTTTTCTGCGTTGGATACGATTAAAGAGAGCACGGGCGCCTTTACTGCGACCATCAACTTTATCTTGATTTGCCTTCTTGTACTTACGATTTTGTCTGGGATTGACTAAAACAAAAGCAGGAGGTAATGCTAGACCTTCGCCAGATCCAGCAACATTCATCATTTCATTTAAATTAGGTTCAAACTTTTCAGACATTCCTGATCAAAATCCTTAGTAAGAGAAGGTGGTAATCTATTTAGAAACAACATAAACGCTTTGATTTGAGGCCAATACGTTGCTTCAGTTTTATAAAAGAGCAGCGGGGTTGCTGCGTCATCAAACACATTATACAATACAATCACATGATTTAGAATAAGATGAGTTTTCAATTCACCCGTCGTTTCGTATCTCTTGAGTAATCTTTTGATGTATTTGAAGCGTTTGAGGTCTTCTTCAAAATCACTATAAGTTACTGACGACGGGTTATTGTAGTTTTGAATGGCAAAGAACAACCAATTCTCATGGTTCAATTCACTGATGTTCATTTAGATCATGCTGCGGTAACAGTTAAAGTTGCTGCGTTAGAAATAACTTCTTCGGCGCCAGCAGATGTTGTAAGTTTGACACGATACTCATAACTATCAGATGCTGTGGTAAGTCCAGTGAGAGCAAGTGAAGAACTTGTAGCACCAGAAATATTTGACCAACGACCACCAGTGGTTGTTCTACGCTGCCACTGATAAACAAGTGATCCAGTTGTAGCAGAAGCAGTAACCGAGAATGTAGCAGCGGCGGTAGCAACAGTAGCAACCGTAATCGTGAGATCATTGGTTGTATCAACACCACCAAGAGTGCTTCCCTTGACAAGGATTGTATCGGTAGCAGCAAATCCAGAACCACCAGTTACAACAGTAACAGTATAGGTTCCACCCGAACGAGAAACTGTAAATTCATATCCGTTAGCAGCAGGAGCAGCACCACCAGAAACGTTGGTTACTACAATACCAGCAGTAGAACTATTGATGGTGTATGTTCCTGTTCCAGTAGCAGCAGTTCCAGCTCTGGTTACTGTGAGAATAGCGCCAGCAGGAGTTCTGGTTGATTGGTTAGATGGTTGAGAAGAAATGCTAATAGCAGATGCTACGTCAGCAGCAACAGCATCGTCAAGGTCAGCAGCATTTACAGGAGCATCTTTGAATGCTACTAGGTGCTGTGCCTTGTGGCGGGTCTTGCCATCAGCATCAGTGTAGGTCATATACTCCCACCAACCAGGAGCGGTCAAACCACGCTCTCTGTTTTCAGCAAGAGTTGCTTCTACATCATCAATAAAGATTGTCTTGCGAGCAGCAGTAGCATAACCCTGTGCTCCAGCAACTGTGGTGTCGCCATCAACAATCAGGGTATCATCCCAGTCATACTTATCTACAGAGTTCTTCTCTGTAGTGTTTAAAACTTTCAAGCTTTGTGCGTTTGTTTCAGCGCGACTGTACAGGGTCATGGATACACTCCAAATATTTACCGATTTCTAAATTTTATTTATAAAAAAAGGGGGCTTGCGCCCCCACAATCATCAAGGTGTTAGATCTGTAGCACCTTTCTTTTTCAATACTGCTTGAGCTTGAAGAAGAATGAGTGAAAGAATACCGTTTGATTTTACCTTTGGGTTTGCTCCAAGTGCTTCAGAAACAGCAAACAAAACGGTTGCGATCAAAGCCTGGTTAGCAAGACACCATGCGACGAGTGCTGACATGGGTATATTCCGAGAGGGGACAAAAATTATTTATCCTTTCCTGCTCTTTACATAGTCGCTGGATGTCATAATGTAATCTGCCGCAAGGGTTATCTTAGATTGTACCCACTCTGGCAAATTCTCATCTGGTTTTAGAATGTCATGAAGTTCTTGAGCATTACGAATAATTCCTCTCAGTTGAGTTTTCGTCATGTCTCCTTCATAATCATACTCACCCTTATCATAATTTTCTTTCTTGATATCTGGGTGAGGAGCATAGAGTGGTCCTTTATAGTTACCAGCAAAGTTTTCGTTAGTAACTTTTGTGGTCATACCCTTGACACCATCTTTGACAGTTGGCATCACTTCAACAGTTGCTTTCTTTTTACCTTTGCGTTCTTTCTTTTCGCAACCGCACTCTTCGCAGAACTGTCTAAAGGACTTCATGACTTCTTCTTCATTGCCATGATTTTGCCGATCTTCTTACGGCGAGCAGCAAGGTACTTATCTGACTTATCCTTATCACCGTCGTTATCAATATCACCGTCTTCCTTACCGACAGGATCCATACCTTCCTTCTTCATCTCCATCTTGCCATGCTTCTTCTTAGAAGACTTACCCATCTTCTCTTCTTTATCATCCTCACACTCATACTCTTCTTTCTTCATCTTGTTCTTATGCTTCCAAGCAGTAGCATAAGCAATTGACTTTTCTTTATCGGTTAGCTCACCATCTTTAGAATATGACTTCTTGATGTGCTTTACCATGCGCTCTGCTTTAGCGCCAGGAGGGGCAACCTCAGCAAGGTCTTCCTCACCTTCATACTCAACACCAGCCTTGACACAGTTATTGACTTCTTTGTCACCCTTTACCTTGGTGCCTTGCTTCTTGTATCCCTTCCAGCAAGTTTTGAAACCATTGTCATCTTTGCCATCCATCTTGACTTTCTCAAGAACATAGATGACACCATCAATTTCATACTCTTCAGTTTCTAGAACTTCGTACTCTTCCTTGGTTGCCAACTGTGCCTTTGGGCTTTCCTTCTTGGCAGTCTTCTTCTTGGTAGTTGTATGCTCAATCTCTGCGCCATGTGACTGAGGATCCATACCATCAAATGCTTCAACAAGGTGAAGATCTACTGGTTGAGTATTCTGGAAGCAATCACCTCCCATCCACCTGCCGTATGCTTCCATCAAATTAGATGAAAACTCGTCGCTGTTTTGAATTGAATTAATTGGTTTCTGGTACTTCATCGTTATGTAAAGTTCTTCTCGTATTATTTATAGTCCTGATATTCTTGATCCATTCACGGAACATCTCACCATCTTCAGTAATTACAATCGCATAGTTTCCGCCAACACGATGAATGGTTCCCTTCTCACCATTACGTGAAGACATTACAATATCACCCTCCTTGAAAACTTCCTGCTGCCTTTGCTGTTGGCGCAGTGCTTCTTCTCGTAGTTTCTTAAAGTCTTTCATTTAAATGTTTTCGGTAACCTACTCTTTATTTCGTTCATCAAATTCATACATTCTTTATCATTCAAAGCTCTAGGAATACCAGAACGGAATGTTTTGAAGTCTCCAGCAAATGCTGCCCTTCTCATTTTTGTTCCCGAGATGGCGAATGTATCACCGTCAGCATCTCTGCTTCCAGAAGATTTAATCTCAATGTTTCTGAAAGAGAACTCTGTTCCGTTGTATTTATGGAGGAACTGCATGGCGCTGACCCGATCAGACCCCACAAGAAATACCACTTCATCATATCCCGCTAGCATTAGGTCTTGTAAAATTTCTACTGGTTGTTTAGGACCAGAATATATTTTACCTTTATGTTCTGGAAACATCTTGTTCATGTAACTAAGCTTCACATCTGGAGGTAAAGGATTGCTTCCCTTCTTATCTTCAGTTTGTGAAATATAAATGCGATAGTCATGCGATCCAGCTGCTTGCTTTACACCGTCAAAGTTCTCTTTGTGTCCAGTAGTTGGTGGTTGAAACCTACCAAACGTAAAGTAGCAAGTCTTTCCTAGCGCCATTGCTTTTGTAGAGTGAAGTTGTTGTAAGCAAACTCCAGACGATTGACAAACTTGATCATGCTACCGTCTTTGTGAAGAACGTATCCTTCGGGAGTTGTGACCTTATATCCTTTCTCGGTCTGAACAAAAGTTCTAAACTCTTCAAGATGGTCTAACTTATCTATAACCATTTGCTTGACTGCTTGTAGTTCTTTGTATAGAGCAATCATGGTCTTGAACTTATAGACATTATCAAGAAGATAGTTCTCACTCTTATAAACAAGATTGCGTTTCTTTGTCAAGTTATCAACCGTCTTGATCTTAGCAAGTTCTGTTGTCATCTTGGAGTGATAGAAATTTATCATTTCATTGATAGTTTCATCAACGTTACTAACACTACGAGCGTTCTTAATCTCACTGTTAAAGAACTGCTTTAAATAGGACGAGATATGAAACTTAGCGTCACCCGTGGTTCCAAAATTACCAACAAGATCATCTAAGAAGTCTCCACATAACTGAGACATACGTTCTATCTTAGCAATGTATCTGTCAAATGTTGCCATCTCAGTTTTAGAAAATCCAACACGTTCCATCGGCGTGTCATTTTCCACAACGAGAACCTCTGATATCTTAGCATAAGATCTAACTGGAGCACCTGCCATTGCTTGCATAGTTGGCAAGTCATTACCAACATAATGAGTATGAAATACTACTCCAATTTTTGCTCTGCCAGCTTTTTTACCAATATCGTGGTCAGTAGGGATGCCATAAGTAATAGTGTTTGGTCGAAATGTGTAGAGTTGTTCTCCATTGATTGTTTCTCTTTTTATAGTGTCATCTGTAAATAAAAGATCCCCCTGGATCACACCATTGATGCCAAGCATTGAAAAATACTTCAAAGCATACTTAAGTTTTCTAGCAAGATCTCCCTCGTACCATTCATCAATTTGATCATCAACAAAACAAAGTTTTGGTTGTGTCTTAGCAAATACAGATTTAGTTCCAACAAAAAACATTCCACTAGCAGGATCAGTTCCACAGATAACAGATGGAGCACCATCCCACTTTGTTTGCATGAAACCAGTGCTTTCTTGATGACCCAGCATCTTACGCAATTCTTTCAAAAAAGACACTGCAGCATCACAACCTTCAACTCCATAGTTGAGCATTTCATCTTCAAGATGTTCTAGATGTTTAAGTTGAGTTACGTTTGCCATTATGATACTTTGATAAATGGTGCGGAATCATCGGAAGCTGATGTTGCGTAAAGATAAATTTTTGTTGCCAATTCATCTCTTTGTTTTTTATTTCCACTCATGAGAACATCACATAACATCAATCCCATATATTTCGAAAATTTCCATTGTGTTCTCATACCTTTAATTAAATTTAAATCGACAACTTCACCTGTACCCAATACATATTCAGAATTTCTAATGGCAAGGTCAAATATTTTTTTATCTAAAGCACCAGTTCTGGCAGCACTAGATACTTGAGAAACATTATCATACTCTTGAAATAATCCGATACCTTCTCCATAAACAGCTTCTAAATTGTAATTCATTACACCACCACCTATCTTACCATGCTTGGCAGTCCTGCCAATCATCTCTCCTTGCCATGTCTTTCCTTCAGCATCAGTTGCTCTGAATTGGATGCTGTATCCTTCACCTTTAAAGTAAATATCCATGGAGTTGTAAAGACTTTTAGATCCAATACTCTCAAACTTTTTGCGGTTTGATAATTCACTAGAATGTCTAACAAAATTATATGCTCGTATAAAAGCTTCCCCTTCGACTTTCTTTAAAGAAACTCCAATCAATTTTTTTTGTTTTAAAAGATCCAAGAGAACTTTATTAATTCCTCCCTGAAAAGTCATTTCATTTGTGATGATACTATTATCAAATGATCCATCTTCATACATCCAAATATCAGCAGGTGTCCATTTATTGATATTAGCAAATGGTCTGCCAGCAGCGGCATTTACTTTCTTGAAATGATTTTCAACAACATTAACAATTTCAGTTCCACGATAGAACTTAAAATTGTCATTCACATAATCACTGTAAAATGTTATTTTATTTGCTGTTTTGATACTCGATCTCATCCATATAGGGTTATCCACTAAGAACTGGTGTATATCCTCCATGGATTTATCAGTAGATACTTTAGATTTTACCTTCTCAAAATCTTCCAAAGTAATTTGATAATCAACATCAATTGCTTTATTCAAAGAATATCTAAAAGCAATCACCCAGCAAGCTGCTCCTTCAAATAAAGCAGTAGCATCTGCTCCTCCGCCAGATCCTTTGTTACTTCCAAATGCTTCTGTCTTTTTAATTTTTGTCAAGGCAATATCATTCATTATATTTTTCTTGCCTTGTTTTTTAATTTCTTTCAATACTTTTTTGCCACTATACTTTCCAGCAAAATTATTTCTATCTGTTTTATTTGGAGAATCAAACGCCATCTTGCCTTCGATTACTTTTTTCATATCTTCCAAAACATCAGCAGATGTTTGAATAAGTGCTTTGCCGCCACTCTCAACATCAATTAACTCTCTATTCACTATAGCATCATACAAGACACGCAAACGGATACCGCTGCCCGAAGGAGCAGGTTTGCCGTAGTCTCCCATTGTCATTGCTGCCATAAGAAAAAACCTCCCTGCTAGTATTTAGAGGGAGGTTTATAATTACAGATCGTCGTCTGCTCGGTTTTCACTGTAGTAGATATCAAACTGACCACCAGGATATCGCTTCTCCAGCTTCTTCACATTTCGTTCAAGCACTTCTTCAAATGTAATTTCAAGTGCCAGACATGCCTGAGCAACATACCACATCAGATCACCAAGTTCAATAATCATATGCTCTCGGTTATCTTCGTTGAAAGGTTTGCCCTGGAAAATCATTTTTTTAATGATCTCAAGAAACTCACCACCTTCAGCATTAATACCGACGCCAGCAGTAAGCAGTCGTTCAATATTGGCACCCTTACGATCCAGTTCAACAAGGCGATCAGAAAGGGCAACAAAGTCTGTAGAAGCGTCTGAAGTAACAGCATCCACAAACTTTTCATAACGGGAAAAATCAATGTTCATACATTCCACTCAGCAAATTTAGATAAACGGTTTTGGGTTTGGGCAAATTGGGCGAACTCTTCGCCAGGGTCTTCACTATCGATGCTGATAGCGGAAGCATCATCTGCTACATCATACAGCTTCATCTTCGCTCTGTCAATTCCCACCATGAATTTTCGTGAGGCAGTTGGGTCGTTGTATCGGTTTTTAAGTTGTTTGACCATGATGCGACCTTGTTGTTCAAGTTCCTCAGTAGAGATAAGGGCAAACATAAAGTCAGCAGTGGCAGGAAGACCAAAAGACTCAGAAGTATCGGTAAGGTCAGGGTCAGAATTACCGTAACCACTACGAGTAGTTTGAGTAGCAGAGACAATTGGTACATTATGTTCCACAGCAAGACCACGCAGCTCTTCAGCAATCGCTTTGACATACGTGTAAGAATTAACAATCGCACCTTTATACCTCGCACTCGCACAGATGTTTAGATAATCCACAAAAATTATATCAGGTTTGAAATCTTTTTTCAAGGAAAGATCTGAGAGTAATGCCTTGAAATGTCCGACGTGGGCACTTGCTGTTGGATACTCTTTGATGATAAGTTTGCCTCTGGTTTTCCTAGCAATCTCTTGGACCTTAGAAGTAAAAAGAACTTCTGGTAATTCAGCAATATCTTTGACATTGACATTTAGTAGGTTTGCGTCAATTCGCTCAGCAATTTTCTCCTCTGCCATTTCACATGTAATGTAGAGAACGTTGTAGTTCTGAGTGAGGGCGGCAGCAGCAACATGGCACATGAATAGAGACTTGCCGACGCCCGTACCAGCAAGAGCGATGTTGAGAGTTTTGTTAGGGAGACCACCTTTCGTAATGAAGTTAAATTTATCAAGGTCAAACGGGATCTTTTCTTCTTTGCGGTGGTAGAAATCATATCGGTCTTCTGCTTGTTCAATATAGTCGTGTCCTATGTGTTCGTCAAACGATACTGCCAGGGCCTCTTGTAAGATACTGGGGATCGCATCCTTTGATAGTTTTTTATCACCTCCATCTGCGATCTTGATGGACCGCATGAGAGCGAGATAGATTGCTCGGTCTTGGCACCACTTCTCTGTGGCATCAAGGAGCCAGTTGAAATCAACCCACTCGTCTCCAAGGGACTTGAGGGTAGATAACGAACTCTGGAATGTGTCTTCTGTAAGATCGTTTCTAGACTGGAGGTTGATTGAGAGAACTTCTTGAGTAGGTACTTTGTCATACTTACTGGCGAAGTCAGCAACCTCTTCAAATAGGATGCGTTCATGGTATTCGTTGAAATAGTCTGCTTTTAGAAATGGTACTACCTTGCGGTAATACTCCTCGTTGAAGAGAAGATTACGCAAGATAGTTTCTTCAATACGTTCAATTGCCATAGGAGAATTCTTTACGTGCTGCTTCTTCAAGTTGTGCCATTACTTCTTCGGTAAAGTACTTCTCGGGATCAGCAAGAATAACGGAAGGATAAACAGAGGATTCACCAACAACGATACGATTGCCCTTGCGGGTGAATACTCCGTGTTCCTCACCCAGTTCCAGTAGTCCATAATAGCGGTCCAATCCACGTTCATCAAAATAGAGTCTTGTAGCAACTTTGCTTCCCTCCTTAGTTAGTCGTGACTTTTTAGCTTCACATTTGATGATGTTACCAACCACCTCTGTGCCATCCTTCTCTTTTGATTTAGACAAGTAGATAATAGTTGATGCTGCGTACTTCAGTCCAGTACCACCACCCATTTCTTTTTGCGGCACATACGATCCGATCACATCATAAGTATGGTTCGTCACGATCATAGGAACCTGTGCTTGACCCAACTTTAAGGTAAGCACTCGGAAGGCACCCTTGATCAGTTGCGATTTTGTCATGTCACGAACTTGCTTATCGTTGGCAACGTCTTCCATCTCCTTATTAGTAGAAAGCATACCAAGACTATCAAGAACGAACAGCATAGGCACACGCTCATCTTTTGGTTCTTTCAAATACTTGTCCAAGATACGACAAGCTTGGGTACGGAACTCTTCAATAGTTCCAACAGGAAAAATAATCATACGCTTGCTATCAATCCCACGACTTTCAATCATATCCCGAGAAATAGCCGACTCGCTTTCAAAGTAAATGACACCACCAGTGGGGTTAGCATCAAGGAAAGAACGAACAACAGAAAGTGCGAAGAAAGTTTTTCCCGTACTGGTTTCTCCTGCCAATGCTGTGACTTTGTTACTAGGGATTCCACCAAACAAAGATCCACTAACGACAGCATTAAAAATATAGCTGCCTGTATCAACAAAAGTAGTAATGTCGCCAGCAGCAACGCCATCGCTAACCAGAGCAGCATATTCATTACCGCTTTCTTTAATAATAGTATCTAGGAATCCCATTGTTTTACCTCATCTTCATACATGTTTACATACGAGTAATTGTTACTCATCAGTTTAGCAAATGCTCTGGCGGTCTCATACTCGTCAAAACATTTGATGTTATCTGGACCAATCTGCCCTACAACATGATTAGTCCAACTCACAACCCAGACATTCATTCAAAGAAACTCCCGATAGAAATTTTTTTCTCGTGTGTCCATCCAATACATTGTAGCACATTTTTGAGCGGTTCGAGAAACGACTTTTCAAATTGTGTCTGATAATCTACATACTTCTCCAGTCCAAATTCATGTGGCAGATCGCCAAAGAAACTAATACAGTTCTCATGAATTGGATTGGGTGTCTTGAGATACATGAATTTGATTTTCTCACCCTCTTGAATGAGAGGGTGTTTGTTCTCAATCTTATATTTCTTGATGTAATGATTGTAGAGTAAAGCACCTCTTACGTGAATGGGGGTTCCTTTCTGGTAGATCTCGTTGGGGTGGCGATACTTTGCCAGATTATTGACGCCTCTAGGGAAAGCAACTTCGTTGTAGGGTCGCTTTCTGGTTTCATTGCGGACATCATTGATGAAACTGATGAGTTCATCATTTGTTTTGCCGATAATGATTTTGAAGGCTTCATATAATTTGTCTCGGAAATATGCTGGTGTGGAAGATCTAGCAGTTTCAAGACCCATAATTTTCATTTTGGGTTCTTTGTATCTAACTCCTTCGCTGTCCCATACGTTGAGAATGTATCGCTTCTTCGCAGTCCAGATGCCACGGTCAGCGATGTTCTCTCGCTTCATCTGCATCTTCTGATCATAAGCATTTACATAGTTTGCCAGTTCTTGGTAAGAACTTTCAATATAAGGTTCAAGTTCCATTTGACAGATCTTGTCAAGGAACCCAACAACTTTCTCACTAATTTTCTCTCGTCCCTCGTATATCTTTTCAACCAAAGGACCCATATTGAGATAAATGCTATCGGTATCAGAAGCAATAACATAATCAATATCACCAGTCTTCAACACCTTATTTAGATACTGGTTCATTTTGTTCTCAATCCAACGGATAGAGAGCTGACCAGACAAGGTGATTGCTTCAGCATTTGCCAACTTGTAATAACGGAAGTGCTCGTTACCGATAGCGCCATAAGCAGAGTTCAGAGAAATCTTCTTTGCCATCTGAATATTATTACAGCGGGCAATCTCTTTCATGAGTTCGACAGTGGGTGTCTTCTCATACTGCTGCTTGGCAGCAAGCATTTTCTTCTTGTAGATGACACGACCATCATACATCTTCTGCATCATTTGAGGCAGGAAACCATGAATGTCTTTGCGATACTGTGCGCCATTAGCAGCAACACAATACTCTGTATGCAATTCAATCTCTTTGTTTAGGAACCCTTCAACAGATGCGCTGGGATGCCTAACATCCTGGAGGGTTTCTGGTGAGATGTTGTATTGCATAATAAGATGGGGATACAGGCTATTGAGATCAAAACTGACCACCCAATTATAAAACCCAGGTATCGGTTCTTTGACATATGCCCCCGCATATTTTGCATCTTTGATTGCTTCTTTTTTAGGAGGAATAGCGACCTTACGTTTCAACAGCTCCACATATATGTAATTATCCCACATCCGAACTTGACTAAACACATCTTCATAATTCACCTTGGCGTCGTATGCCATGGTGAATGCAAGTTCAAGCAACTTCATCTTGTCGTCTAGTTGATCTACCAGGCGAACGTCATGAATGTTGTACTCAATAAACTTCTGCCAGTCGTTCTCATAGAATTCTTTGAAGGTATCAAACTCACTGTGATCCAGTTTCTTTGCACCAAGTTCTACATTACAGATATGATCCAGACGGTAACTCTCTTGATTGGTGTAAGTGAATTTCTTATATAACTCAAGATAGTCTAGCGTAGAGATGCCAAGAGTATCAATCGCAAACTGCTTGCGACCCTTGATAAAGATTTCACGCTTTGATACCAATTTCCATGGTGAAAGAACCTTGGTAAATTTCTCACCTAAGATGCGATCAATTCGATTGTGAATGTATGGCATGTCGAACAGTTGAACGTTCCAACCAGTAATCACATCTGGAAAGTTTGCTTGCCAGAATTCAAGGAATGCTCCCAACATGCTTTCTTCATGGCGGAAATGCATGTAATCCACCATGGGGTCTTTGTTATTGAATGGTCGTGCCCCGAACACAGTAATTCGACCAGTGAAGCTGTCTTTGATAGAGATGGCAAGGATCTCCTGATCGGCAGTTTCAATGTCAGGGAAACCGTTTTCGGCAGCGGTTTCAATATCAATTGTAAATACACGGATCTTACTGCTGTCGAACTTGACTTCTTCTTCTGGGTGTTCTTCAGCAATGTATTGATAAAGAAATCTAGTATTGCCATAGATCTCAAAGTCTTCTACTTCTTTGTATTGCTTTACAAAATCTCGTGCCTCAGTAATAGAACCAAACTTATGTGGTTCCACACAGTCACCTTCAAGAGTGCGCCATTCAGAATAGTTCTTTGTAGGCAAATACAGCGTGGGGTTGAAAGGAACCTTCACGCTGTAGCGATTGCCATTTTCATAACCACGGACCAGCAAACGATTGCCAGCTTGTTCAACGTTTGTGTAAAACTTCATTCAGACTTTGGCGGATCAATTTTGGTAAGATATAAGGCAAGCAGTTTAGTGCTCGGATTGACAAGTGTGGTAACGTCAGAAGACCTGACAATCACTTCACGATCATTTGAATGGGGAGGCCATGGGGCGATATCTCCATTACATTCTACCACGTAGGGATCGCGCAGGACGCAATCGGGGTCACCTATCGAAGTGGCACCCTCAATCTCTTCGACCTGCGCGATGATCCACTCATTCGCCAGCTTCAATAGGTTCGCTGCTATTTCCATTAGTTTCCTCAAAGAAAATATTAGTTTTATCTACACCAAGTTCAATAAGTCTATTAGTGTAATTTTCAAGAACTCCATTGTCAGGAAACACAACACTTATGATATGCGATCCACTAATTCTATGTTCTTCTACTGGGCTGTATGGACAGAATCTAGTATAGTTAATGGCAATATCACCATTTTCATTCTTTTCACCAAGAGTTAAAACATATGGATAAACCAATCTGTATCCAACTACTTGCTCTTCATCGTCTTTAACATCACCAAATAGGCACAATACATTATCACCTGTGACTAGTTTAACAATTCTAACGAAGTGGTTTTGCTTCAATTCAGTCATTGGATTCTATCTCCTTTTTTTGTTCAATTTTTTTCTCGTATGCTTCTTGTAATCCTGGTTCTGGATTACTAATTGTCATAACACAATCATATGGAATCTTAAACATAGTATCTGTAGAATACGGATTCCACTTACTAAATCGAACTTGGTATTCCATACCATGTTGTTCTGTAAGATATTGAGGAGTACCACCATCCAAATTTAAAATGTATGGTTCGTCCATAATAAGACAAATTCCTTTTTTGTCATCACCTTCACCATCGAAGGCTTCTTTTAGATCTGTGATAATTCTATCACCAGTCTTCAATGTAATAATTGATACTGCCATAGTTTATTATTATTGTGATATTAGTTTAGCATCAAAAAGGGGCACCGTCAAGTGCCCCGAATATTTAGAACCATTTTCTTTTCTTCTGTTTCTCTGGCAACTCTTTGACCAATGTAACTGTCAGTAACCCATTGTGATACTTTACATCTTCAACTTCCACATTATCAGCTAGTTGCCAGTTTCTTGAGAATGATTTATTAGAAATACCTTTGTGGGCATATCTGACTTCTTTATCGTCCAATCGTTTTCCTTTGATTGTCAGAACATTTCGTTCAGTTTCGACTTCAAGATCTTCATCTGAAAATCCTGCCACAGCGACTTCAAGTATGGTCTTGCCATCATCTCCGTTAATGACATTGTAAGGAGGGTAGTTTGATCCACCGCCTGCAATAGCTTCCAATCTACTGAATGCTTCATCGAATCCAATTCCGTAAGGTGTATATGTTTCCCAATTAAATGTTACCATTGTCCTAAAAAGCGACGTTTACATGTGACCCATTCGGCATCACACTAATACTTATACGCTTTGCATAAAAAATGGGGGTGAAGAAAACCCCCATGAATACTACGGTTTATACTAATTTAATAGATTTTAATATACATTCTTGTTGTTCATTTCCAATAATTCGATTTTTCGAAATATATTCAAGTGTATGATACGAAAATAAATCAAATCCTAAAGATACTCGGTAATGATCTGTTGGAAGAACTCTATGTGGAACCCAAGAAGGAAACATAGTTATTCTAGCAGATTTATTTTCACATTTCCAAGGACCATAATAATCACTAAGATGTGGTATAAAATAATCAGTTGTTGTATCATTATCAGATAGCATCACATTACCACTAAGAAAGGTGTTTTCGTGATATGAATGACAGTGCATTGGAACCATTTCATCTGGTTTTAAAACTACTGCCCAACCTCTAATCCATATATCATCTATTCTTTCTTTTTCAAATTCTAAAGAATTAACATAATCACTATAAACTCTAGTTATAGATGCTTGCAAAAATTTAATTGCTGGATTATCCCATGTAAAAATATTGTATGTTCTCCAAGTGTCTTTATAAGAACCTGGGTTATCCTCTTCGATTTTTTTTATTAATTCTTTAACAAAAAAATTATTAAGATCTTCTACCCAAATTGGAACATCAAAAATTGGAGCAAATGGGGTATTTGGTTCCCAACTTTTCCAACGATGTAAATTTGCGTGTGTATTTTTTAATTTACAATTAGCTTGGTCAAGAGTATTATTCACTTACCTTTTTACGACCAATATTATATTTGCTTTCTAAAGTCCATTCATCCTTTTCTTTGAAAGCAAGCACTTTGATTTGATTGAGTGGAGCAAGATCAGCAATCTTGTCTGGAGTTACAATTGTAATCAATCCCCAATCACTCAAGAGTTGAATGATACGATTGCGACGCTGAACGTCATTCAGTGAAAGGTTAGTGTTCTTCCCATCAAGAGCAAACAGTTCTTTGAAATGAACAATATAATACTTACCCTGCTTATGCAGAATATGACAGGACTGATAGATCTTCTTTTCTTTACGAGAAGCTACACCAATTCTTGTCAGGGTTTCCCTCACCTTTAAGAAATCATCTGGTTCATTCAGAATGACTTCCACCATATCAGCTTGCTTCCACTGGATTTCAGTTTCAACACTCATTTTCTTCCACCTTTATTCAGTACCTTTGTAATATGATCTAACTGATCCTTGGTGAGAATCCTAAGTGCCTGGAGTGCTTTATCGTCATTATAACCATAATACTCTTTGACTACTTCAAGATAATCAATAGAATCTTTTTTCGCCCAAGGAGAAAATCTCTTCCTTGGTTTGATACTATTTAGAAGAAAATCATATTGAAGTTTCTTGGGGAGGTGAGAATTCTTATTCATCTCATTGACAAACAAGATAGTATCTGTAAAAGAACTTAGGCAGCGATTAATAATATATGGTGGGTATGCTTTTTCAGCATCAGCATCATTCTCAAGAATGTTTTTCTTGGATTGATTGATGCTGTATAGGTAATCTTTCAGTTGGTATGTCATTCCAGTGTCTCACGACCCCCGCGATAATGAATAAATTAGTAATGAAATAAGTAATGAATATAATAGTCCGTATACCAGCAACGTAATCTGCTTCTCTGTCATTGTCAAGTGCCTTCTTTCCTAGAGCTTTACACCACAGTCGCCAAATCATTTGAATACAGCAGTAACAGAAACAACTTTAGCTTTAGGATTGCGAGCAAGAGCAGTCTGGCGAGCATCCTGATAATTAACTGCTTCAACGATCTCATCAAAAACACGACCGCCGACATAGAGTTGAACTTTAATTTTCATAGTTGTAAAGGACGAGTTCCTTGCGTTCTGCTTGATCTATTGTATAGGATCCCACGCTCCTCATGGTGTAGGTGTGTGCAAATTCTCCAACTGTCCATCCCTGGAACCGCTCCTTGACTAGGTTGGAATTGTTGTACGAAACCAGTTGAGGGCAAATATGACGATCACAATCAGCAGCAAACTTATCGTGATCAAATCTTTTGTGCATTGATCCTTTGTTCCCATAGAGGTTGTCCTTAATGTCATAAGGAGGATCAAGATAAACAAATACATTTTTCTGATCAGTCAGCATATCTTCGTATGACCAGTTAGTGATGTACCAGTCTTTAATTAACTTACCATACTCTGGGATCTTCTCAATACCATTCATAGAGAAGTTGCTAACACTTGCTTGTCCAGAAAAAGAAGAACTTTCGGTCAGACCAGAGAAGCTACACTTATTGATAATGTAGAAAGCAACTGCGCGGTAGAAGTCTTCTGCTTCTGGGTGATTGAGTTGAACTTTCATTTCATTAAAAAGTTCTCTACCTTTTTCATAGTATGCTTCTAGTTCTGCCGCAGTAGCATCGCTTTTATCTGGAACATCTCCAAGATCTTCTTTGTATCTTTTCAGACACTCATAAAGTTCTTGTGGTTCATCACGAAGGATAGACCAGAAAGTGTATAGAGGATTGTACAGATCATTCACCCAGATTTGAATGCCAGGATAACGCTTGGTAACTTCAAGTGCTACAGATCCACCACCAATAAAAGGTTCCCGAAACTCATGAAAGTTCTTCAGGTCAGGCATGTATTGAAAGATCTTGGGAAGTGCTCTACTCTTCCCGCCAGGATATCGTAAAGGTGTTTTAAGAGATTTCAAAGTCTGGGGCATGGTATTTTAAATATTCACGAAAAGTTAGTTTCATTTCCTTCTGCGTCATACCACAATGGGCAGATGCAGCAGGTAGGTTCATTGTAGCACGAAACAATGCTTCATTTGCTTCTGCCACAGTTTTTGGTGTTGTTTTATTCATTCTCTACAACGCATTTTAGCATATTCAAATATTTTTCCTGGGATGTTTATACCCAAAGCGTTCTCGAAACCGTAAAATCCTGGTGAGGAGTTTGCTTCGCAGATCCTGTATCCATCTTCATGGAAAAGCAAATCAATCCCAGCAATATCAAGATCGAGAACTTTTGCCGTTTGTATGGCAAGGAGTTCCATTTTTTCATCAACATCATAACCTAATCCTTTACCTCCACGGGATATGTTTGCTTTGAATGATCCATCGGTAGCTTGGCGAAGCATAGCACCAACGACCCTACCACCAATAACGATAACACGAAGATCACGTCCCTCTGAAAATTGTACATATTCTTGGACGATCATACTGTTCTTGAAGTCTAACGCAGAAATTAATTCTGACAAGTCGGCAAATTGTTTCTTATTCTCACAGAGATAAACACCAGCTCCATGTGATCCAGTAATAACTTTTACCACACAAGGAAATCCTACTTGCTTTTCAACTAAATCAGGATTACTTGGAAAACGAGTAAGCATCGTTTTGGGTATAGGAAGTCCTGCCTGTGCCAAAATCTGATTAGCATACATCTTATCTTTTGCTGCGATGATCGCATCAGAGTTTGGCAGAGTAGGAACATTCAGTCTTTCAAACTGACGCAAGACGGACAAGTTATAGTTACCAGTAGCAGAACCTGTCCTAGCGAGTAAAACATCTGGGAGGCTAACAATCTCATTCTGGTAGCGGATTGATTTTCTGTCATCACGAGAAACAATAAGGTCAATTTCATCAGCATAAACAATCTTGAAATCGATTCCAAGTTGTTCTGCTTCTTCTAAAAATCTATCTCTTTCGTAAAGTTCTCTAGTCTTACGATTTGCTAGCATCCAGGTTTTCATTTGAATTCACAACTCATCATCAGTTCAGTCAGACATGCTAGCATATTTACTTCTTGATCGGGGACAATTGTAATGTCACGCATATATTTTGCGATGATCAATACTGCCTCGGGAATAGAAGCTGGTTTCAGAACATCATACAGACTGTCATAAACCTTACGCATCATCATACTGGGATCATTATCAAGATGCTGAACCACCCAGTTCTTTACAGTAGTAAATTCTTTCTTCTTCAGCGAAGTGAGTAGAGCGTCCAAATTGACATCAGCGACATCAACAAGAATAGCGGAACCGATAGCGCCAGTTGCAGCATAACGCTGACATTCGTTGATAAGACGGCGCCAGTCTGGGTAGTATCTCTTGACAAGTTTGGCGAGGACTTTATCTTCATATTCTACACACTCATGAGTAAGAATAGTTTTCAGGCGAGTAAAGAACTCTCCTTGGAGTTGAACTGCCTGGTCTGGTTTGATACGAAAATCAACAACAGTACAACGAGAATGAAGAGGTTCAATAATCTTGTTGATGAAGTTGCAAGTGAAGATGAAGCGGCAGTTGCCATGGAACTCCTCCACGGCGGTCCTCAAGGACAGTTGCACGTCGTTGGTGGTGTTGTCTGCCTCGTCGATGATGACGACCTTGTGGGACGCCCCAGAGGTCAGAGAGATGGTTGTGGCGAACTGCCTGACACGGTTGCGGACCGTATCGAGGAAGCGCCCCTCGTCCGAACCGTTAATGACAATATAGGACGCCCCGATCTCATGACATAACGCTTTGGCAATTGTGGTCTTTCCGACACCAGCAGTGCCAGTAAGTAGAAGGTTAGGGATCTCTTCTTGTGCGACAAATCCTTTGAATACTTCTTTGATGTTTTCTGGAAGGATACAATCTTCCACAATGGAAGGACGGTACTTTTCAACCCATAAAAACTCTTTACTCATTCTAACTCTCTCAAAATAGTTTGTGACACAATATTAGTGGCATTCAGTTCTGCCCGCATGTATTCTACACCATCCTCTGGTCTAGTGTGATCTCCACAAGTAAAGATGTCACAAACTGCTGTGCCATTCTCTGGCCAAGTGTGAATGCTGATATGACTTTCAGCAAGCAGAGCAACAGCTGTGACACCTTGCGGTTCAAACTTATGCGATTTCAAACTCAGTAAAGTAGATTTACACCAGATTGCTGCTTGATATAGAACATCTCTGATAAAACCTTCATCATCTAGATCATCAGCGGCACACCCCTTCAGGGTAAAAAGAATGTGTTTCAATAGTCACGGCTCCAATGCGATGTAATATTTAAGGTCAAGATTTTGATTAGTCCATTCGGAAATCAAATGTTTGGATACCTTAACAACATAGTCACCAGGGAACAGACGGATGTTTTCAATCTTAACATCCAGTGAATAATCGCCAGTACAATCACCAGAAATGGATTGCTCGTAAGTATTGCTGGTATCATTCTCTTTGTCACGAAGGATGAGTTTGATTTCTTTAGAACCTTCCTCAGATTGGAAAGTCAGATCGGGCAGACTATAAACGGCAGATGCTTTCTGAAGTGCCACAAGATCTTCACCAGTCAGATTGAATTGAAGATCAGCACCAGGAAACTTTACATTCTTTTCGGGTGCCGACTTCAGCGTAATCTCTGGATCTGAAAAATAGTAACGAGCAGACTTACCACCGCCACGGATGCTGACAAAATCGCTAGAGGAGAAGTCAAGTTCAGGACTGTCAAACAAAGTGATGCCAGAAAGAAACTGACTGAGATCATAAATTGCGAAGTCCATCGGGAATACTTCTTCACTAGAGAACGCTGCCAGTATGTTCTCCGCATTGCTAATAGTGCGTACTGTGCTTCCCTTTCGGAATACGATGGAGGAATTGATACTGGAGAAGTTTTTGAGGACATCAAAAGTTTTTTTGGATAGGGTTACTTTACTCATCGGGTGTAATCTTCACGAACAGCGTTTTTATCATTGAAGTTCAAAAGCAGAACTGCGTAGTGTAGAACTTTCATAATGTCCATCCTAGCAGATCCTTTCCTGTCATAACGAGAAGCATACTTGAGGATGTTGCTGCGACAGAAAGCTTCTCCATCGCCACATGCTTCAATCAAATCCAGAGTTTGGATTTTGTCGTCACCAGCAGAGTAATGCTGTTTGTAAGTATTCATAATGTATTCACGCAGTTCCTCCAGGATTGCGTCTTCATTGTATTTGAAATTCATTTCACTTGTTCCAGATCATTTGGATATTACTATGGTAGCATTCTTGAACGTTACCGTCAAGGTCTTTGACAAATAACTTCAGACCCTCGCCACCTAGGATCTTTACGGTCTTGCCGTCGTCAAGGACGGCAAGATGATTTACATACCCGTGGAATGTATCAGAACGGGTCGCTGACATTCTCTTCCTCCTTGGTTTCTACCTTAGCATCAATCTTATCATACAGTTCGATGAAAGATTGCTTGGTCTCATCATCAAAACGATTGACACAGACCTTGATAGCTTTGATACGATCCTGCCAGATAGCGTAGGCACGGATGATATGGACCAGGCGGCGGGTGGAGATCACCTCATCAATACCACCATCCTTGAAAGTTTTACGGATAATGTCTGCCCAGTTGGCAAGGTTCTCGCAGAACTCTTCATCAACAGCATTCAGAGCAGCAGATGCTTTCTTGAGAATGGTGGTCTCTACAGTAACCGTAGGATAATCTTGCTCAAAGGTGAGAGCAAAACGCTCAAGGAATGCTTCGTTCAGAACGTTGGTGCCGATGAAACGTCCATCTTCAGAACCCTTGCCCTTGGTATTGGCAGTAGCGAAGATGTTGAAACCAGCAGCAGGTTGGATGAACTTGCCAATCTTCTTCAGGAAGACACCCTTGCCTTCAAGAATAGATTGAAGACACAGGATCTTGTTGGATGCCAAATCAACCTCATCCAGCAGCAGGATAGCACCCCGCTCAAGAGCTTCGATCACGGGACCGTTGTGCCACACAGTCTCACCATTCACCAGACGGAAACCACCAATCAGGTCATCCTCGTCGGTCTCGATAGTGATATTCACACGGATCAGTTCTCGCTTGAGTTGGGCACATGCTTGCTCAACAGAGAAAGTCTTACCGTTACCAGACAGACCAGTAATGAAAGTAGGGTAAAACAGACCAGATTGAATGATCTTCTTTACGTCAGAGAAATTCCCGAACGGGACATAATTGCCATCACGGTCAGGAATAAGGTTTTGTTTTTCCCGAACGGTAACACTAACAGCAGCAGGTGCTTTGTATGCTTGCTCAAGCTTTTCTTGAACAGTCAGGTTCCAAGTACTACGTTTCACATAGAAATCACGCAGTCGCTTGGTAGCAGTAGCATAAGTAATACCAAAGACACCACAAGCATCTCGCACTTGAGCAGCGTTAATATCGTTGCCGAAGTTGCTGGACAGGTAAGAAGTCAGTTGCTCGGTAGTAACGTCAGATTTGGCAGGCATTTGGGTCATTTCGTTGATGAACTTATTATAGGGCAGGTAGGGTGGTTTGGCGTCAGACCCAGGACGGTTTGCGAAGTGGCATACGCAGGTAGTTAGATGCCACCCATGGTTTGCTGGCAATATACATTTTGTATGCCGTGAAGGTGTCAATACTCGTGTCTAATTTATACTCATCTGGCATAGCTCTGGCAAATGGTGTCACTTCTGTGATCTTACCTTTGGGGAAAAGATAATATGCTTCCAGCAAAGTATTGTAGCAAGAATGAAACTTACCATAGCGAACAGAGTATTCATCGCATAAATTCATACCCCATTTGATCAACCAGTAGGCATTATCAATAGTTTCAGCTGCCCATTTGGTGCAGGGATGATTACGAAAAGCACCTTTCTCTGTGCGATATGCTACGCCATCTGTCTTGTGCAGATCCCCATACGAATGATACCACTTGGACGCTACGATGGATAACATCTGGCAGCATTCAAGTGGCATCTTAACAATATGTTTATCTGGCAAACAAATGGCACTCTCGGCAGGAAATGGCGATGTGACAAAAATGTTCATATCAGAATTGATATTCAGTATTACCTATACGCACTATTTTAACACCAGCGCGTCTTGCTGATTCCAACTGTGTGTAGATGTTTTCATCATAATTTACAGTTGATACTGGTTGCACTGGATCAATATTAAATTTTTGATACAAACTAGTGAAAGAATTTGGACGATCAACTTGCTTTGTAACTGACTTAACGTATGCATTCAAAGATGATAAGAAATCTTTTCTAACAGTTATCATGTTATAAGATTTATTTTTTCCAGTTGCTCTTTGTTGCCAATTAGCAATAGGAAAATGTGTTTTTATTTTGGGATAATTTGTTTGTAAAAGTTTTTCTACTAGTTGTGCCGAACCACGATTGGTTTTCATTTTAGAAACTTCACTAATACAAAGTTCATAAAACTTATCTAGTTGTGCTTCTGTTTGATCGTATTGTGTTCGTAGAACATAGTTGATAGGATTGTCTTTAAAATTTTTTCGCATGATTAGGGCATCATTTATTCAATAGGGATATTATATAGGAAAAAAACAGGACTGTCAAGCAACATAGGCAACAAATGAGTTCAGAAGTTTTTTGTTGGTGGTCTTAGAGTTCAGCATCTTTTTGAATGCCTTGGTAATATCACCTTTCTTGGCACCACTCTCTACATCAAATACTGCACTCTCTTCCAAGGAACTGTTACTAATCGCATAGAGAGCGGTGAATGCTTTGGGGTGAGGGATGATGGCAGACTTCTCTTTCTTCCACTGCTTCTGAACTTCACCATAGTGGGCAACGTCAGCATAGGAACAAACGAAATTGGAGAGTTGGGAACCAGAAAGAATACGGAAACCCAACACATTCACACCAGGGTTACGATCACGTAGCTGCTGAATAAAAATATTGGTGTTACCATCCCAACCTTCAAAAGGTTTATAAACACGACCAGTCTGACGATCACGCAAACAGGTGCTGTTGTCTAGACGGCGAGGACGAACATAAGAATGATCACGGTATTCGTCATACAGTTTTCGACCGTAAGAAGTCTGACAAGCTTCACCATCAGAGAGAATACAGACATTCACTTTCTGTAGATCGTTCTGTTTCTTAAACTGAGGAATGATGTAGTTGAGCATCACAATACCCTCATTCAGAGGAGTGCCTGACAAACCAAGACCAGTAGTAGCAGAGTAATAGGTGTGATAGGTATAGGTGTATGCCTCTCGGAAAAGATTGCGGCACATACGCTCATAGTCTTTACCGTTGGAACGAGAAGAAACAAAATTCACCAGATGGAACATACCTTTCTGGAGATACACTTTGCCTTCGTGACAACCATTAGCGGCAAAGTATTCATCGTTAGAAACATATTCTGATTTACCTTCCTTGATACGGCGAACAGGGAAGTAATCGTTCGTGAAAGCATACACCTCAAACGGGATCTGAACTTTCTTACAGAAGGCAGTAAGGTTCAGAAGCTGTTTGACAGTAGCAAAGATCTCACGCTGCATCGAACCAGACCAGTCCAGAAGAAACAGCAGACCATGGTTCTTACCGTCAGGAAGGATCGTAACTTTCTTGAAGATATCTTCGTTGTAAAGATACGTGTGAAGTTTGGTCGTGTCAAGCACACCAGTCTTGGATTGACCAGCGCGAGCATAAGCATCGGCAGACTTGCGGCACTCAAACTCTTTGACAAGGTAATTTACTTCTTTCTGTGATTGCTTACGGAAAGATTGATAGTCAGCATCAACACCGTCGTAAGCAGTCTCAAGCAGAATATCATTAAGACCTTCACGCTGCTCATCAATCCAGTCATGAACTTCAGTCCAGTCAGCAACATAGTCCTCAAGAACCACACTATCTGGGATCTCAACATAGTAAGTATTACCACCAGAGAAAGTGTTAGTCAGACGTTCAGCAGCACGATCAAATGCGTCTTGAGTTTTAGAACTCTCATCGTCACCATCATCACCAGCAGCATCAGCATCCTCACCTTTCGGTTGAGTAGCACCACCAGTCTGCTGACCTTGTTGATCAGAATTGCTGGAAGGTTGGTCTTCGTCAGCATCACCTTCTTCGGGCTCATCATCACCCCCAAATTGAGTGGAACCACCCCCACCTTGAGTGGTCTGGTCAATATCAACATTAGCATCAACTTGCTCCATCTCCTTCTCTTGCTTGCTGAATTCATACACATCTATAGCAATCTGAAGCACTTGATCAAAGGTCTCTGCTTCATCAGTGCGAGTGACAAACACTTGTTCATCAGCAGCAAAAGGAATGAAAGCACTAGCACCAACCTTGAAGTGAAGATTGATACGGTCAATCAGACTGTAAGTATTCAGATCATCATTAGCAATACCAAAGAAATCTTGGGCATTCAGTTCTTGATACCCACCAGCAAAAGACTTACGCAGACCAGGATACTTACGCTTCATCAGCTTCTCGATACGTGCATCCTCAATCACGTTGATAAAATCTTTAGGACATTCTGCCTTGGCAGTCCAATCTTCGTTAGGAGTGAAGAGAGCGTGTCCCACTTCATGACCCACCAGCATATCATAAACGACGCTAGAAGCACGGTCCCAGTTAGGAAGGGTAAGCACACGGGTCTCAACGTTGAAGCACGCTGTAGGGCAGTTACGGTGCTCTACAACGAGGTTCTCGGTTGCTAGCAGTCGGGCAAGGTTGCCTTTGATTTCTTGGCGGGTCATGGGTCTCTTTTGCTGATGTGGTAAGCATAGCAAAAGGGGCACCCCCTTGGAGGCACCCCTAGTCCAGTTCCGAAACTGTCTGCTGGATGACGGAGAAGTTCTTTTCCTTCACCGCTGTAATTGTTCTATCAAACTTTCCTTCTAGTTGTTCTCGATGACTGATGACATATACATTTGTATTATCATCAAAGTTTCGTAGGATCCAACCAAGATCACTACCACCTTGCTGATCCAAGGAACTGTCGAAGATCTCATCTAGAATAAGGAGGTTAGTATCCACGCTATTCTTGAGCTTAGCAATAGCTCTCCAAGTAAGCAACAAAGCAATATCAATCCTAGCTTTCTCTCCTTCGCTGAAACTATCATAAGAAAACACATCACGATATCTGGATTTGATGATCTCTTCAAAGTTCTCATTCAGCGTGAAATTCACATAGAAGTCCATACGTTGAAGATATTGATTGATCAGTTGGTTCATCGCTGGGAGATAGGTTTTGATAATCCTGGTCTTGATCCCGTTGTCTTTCAACAACTGCGATGCCACTAACAGTGTATCACGTTCTTTCTTGTAGTCAGCAAAGGTCTTGCCCAAATCTTTTTTATTCGTAACAAGTCCTTCAAGTTTGACGAACTCTGCTTTCTTGTCTGGGTTAGTTTCTTCCAGTTCTTTGATCTCGGTTTCTATATCACCGATTGTTTTTCGTATGGAAGTAATCTGATAATTCGCTTGAGTAATAGAAGAGTTGAAGCCAAGTATAATTTTTGATAGTCTTGCGAATTCATTTTCTCGCTCCTCTTCTTTTGCAATGGCATCTAACAGATCTTCAATACCAGTCTGAAGATGATTTAGTTCTCCTTCCCCCTCAGCAATCTTACTCTGTCTAAAATCTTCACTCAGATCTTGAGTACAGGTAGGGCACACATGGTTCTCTGCAAAGAACGCATGTTCTTTTTGACAAGATGAAAGTTTTGATTGAATTTTGAAGAGAAAAGTGTTCAACTTCTTCAACTTAGAGGAAGAATTTGATAGTGCTTCCATTTCTTTAGAATGTTTTTCGACTTCAGAAGTCAGACGCTCAATTTCATGATGCTGTGTGTTTTCATCTGCTAACAATACAGCAATCTTATTTTGCTTACGGTCAATCTCTTCCTTGGTCTTCTTCTCCAGTTCAAGCATATACTTTTTCTGAAGATCAATCTTCTCTTCAAGAAGGTGAAGTTCGTAATCAAGGTTCTTGATCTCTTCGTTATTCTCTCGGACTTTATCTTTGAGAAGAATATTCATCGTAGAGAATACTTGAATGTCAAGGATATCTTCGATGATCTCCCTACGTTGTGCCAGAGGCAAACGCATGAAAGGAACAAACGTTGAGGAACCAAGCACCACAATTTGGGTGAATGATTTGTAGTTCAGTTTGAGAACGTTTTGTTCAAAGTTCTTTTGCTGATCTACAACCGTACTCTCTTGGTTCCACAACTGATCGTTACAGTAGATCTCAAATTTGTTTGGTTTGATCCCACGAACCACTTTGTAATCATTCTTGCCGATGCTAAATTCAATTTCGGTAAGACAGTCTTTTTCGTTGATACTATTAACCAGCAGTGGCTTGTTGATCTTACGAAATGGTTTTCCAAACAAAGAGAAAGTAAGAGCATCCAGAATGGTGCTCTTGCCAGCTCCGTTGGAACCGATGATTAAATTTGTTTTTGCTGCCTGCAAATCCACTTCACTAAAAACATTTCCCGTAGAGAGAAAGTTTTTCCATCGGATCTTTTTGAAAATAATCATTCTAAATCATCGGGTGGGATCAAAAGGTCATCAGGAGTTATGATGGAGAATCTGTGTCCTCTCTCTTGACATGCTCCTATTATAACATGGTCGTCAACTTCCACAATCTGCATTGGCGGATAATCAACATCTTCTTGCAACATCATCAAATATCTGTCAGCATCGTCTTCTTCTTGAAAGATAGGAATAACTCTGTCTTCGTGTTCGTCAAAGACAGAATATACACCATCTGGTTGATCTTCCAAAGTTACGATGAACATTTTAGGAAACGTTGCAACTCTCAATATATAGAGATCTCATAAGTGTCTTGAGATCGGACTTGCTTACGGACATTTCTACTTCATCAATATACTCATTCAGAAGTGTCAATGTATCTTTTGCGGAGATATCAATGTCGGTTTTGCTGTCTTCGCTGACAAGATTTTCAACAATCTTGACATCATGAACGCCTACGTTGTAAAGACGATCAACCAGTGTTTCGAACATTTGGTAGTCTCTCTTTTCATCAACGACGATCTTGATGTATTTGTCTTTATAATCAGACACATCTTGTTTGTTGTAATCTGCTTTTGTGTCATCGTAGATGATCTTGTCGAAGATTTCAAACGGGTTTGGGATATACTCAAGTTTATCACTTTGAGTATCGTAAATATGAAATCCACGGGTGTCCTTGTAATCATTCCAATACATCTGATAGGGATTGCCAAGATACTGAACGTTTCCTTTCTTTGAGCGATGGTGGAAATGTCCAGACCACACACGGTTGAAACGATGAAACAGTTTTGGATCCATGCCATGATCCATCGTCATTCCAGGTGTAACTTCAAATCCATTCAATTCTAAATGACCACAGCAAATATCAGCATCGGAAGTTTCAAGTAGCTTCAAGACATCATCACGGTTCTCTGCGTTGATCCAAGGCAACATCAAGAACTTCTTACTACCTATTGTAAGATGCTTTGGTGAAGCATAAATGCTGATGTTTGAATAGTTCTCCAGTAAGAGTTCAGGTGAATTGATACGGTTGGTATTCTTATAATAAGTACAATGATTACCAAGAAGCATATGAACTTTGTAACCTTGCAGTTTGTCAAAGTAATGCTCCTTTACACGATGGAATGTATTGAAGTCCATTGACTTGCGATTGTCAAAGGTATCTCCAAGGTCAATAATATGAGTAACTTTTTTCTTCTCTAGTGTAGGAAAGAATACCTCATCATAGAACTTCTGAAAGAAATTCCAAAACGCCAGAGATCCTTTGCGTCCATCAAGGTGCTGGTCAGTGATCAGTGCGATCTTCATAGTTTGCCTCCAACAGTTCCATCGTATTGAATAGTTGGGTCAGGGAACCCTTCTTGTTTTGCTCGTAGATACCAACGGGTCGCAGAGATAAGGTGTTCCTTACTGAGTGTGGTGAGGATGCCCTGACCTTCTTTATCGTAGCTAGACCAAGTTCCAAAGCGTTTCTGTTCGACACGGAAACATTTATCAATCCATTCATAATCACTCATCGGTTCATTCGGTTCTCAATACTTTCTTTGATAGTTCCCATGTCAGAATAGGAAGCGTTCATACCAGACATTGTACCATCAAATGTGTCAGTGTGCATTACTTCGTCATATCCTGAACGCTCAAGGATCTTTCCTTTGATCTCAAGCTGTTTCTTTTCTTTCTGAATGCGACGAAGAAATGCGTAATAGATAATTTGTGTGAAATAAGCAAACGGATTGGTTGATTTTTCTGGATCAAAGTTATCAATATACTGTAAGCAGTTTTCAATCCCATCACAAATCATGTCCTCACGGAACATGTAATTGACAAAGTTTGGTTTATAGGATAGGTGCGTGGCAATCTTCAAGAAACACTCACCCAAATAATTGGTTACTCGTGGTCGAGGTTTTCCCGCTTCCTTCGCAGCAATGACCTTAGATCGGTACTCACTGATCGCAGCAAGAAACTCTTTGTTATTGACGTAATTTTCTGTCTGTTTTTTTCTTGTCATTACTGCGAATGTCACGGTTGTCTCACATGATTTGTATCAAGTATAGCATCGTATCGTTCAATTGTAAAGGGGGCTTGACACGACCTCAGAAACCCAGTACAATAACTCTGTCAAGGGTTCAAGGGAAATAAAGCTTTTAACTTTTCTTATAGATATCTTCTAAAGATTTTTTCACTTCCTTGATAGATCCAAGATATCCAGATCTACGAGGGAGTTTGGATCCTTTGCCAACAAGCGTTTTGGCGCTCTCTAATTTTTTGAGGGTTTTGATATAAAACTCTTCAATTGTTTCATCTAGTTCAGTCATCGTGAGAATGTGATCTCGTTTGATAATAAACATATCATCAAATGTAGCAGAGATCCATTCTTTTAGAGAAAAACCTGTGACTTCCAATTGACCTTTTTTTTGTTTAGCTATTTCAACTGCCAGTGGTCTGTCCAACATAACTTTATCTTCATCTGGAAGGTAGCAAACTTTAGCTACTACTTCTTCACCTGATACTAATTTGAGTGTCGCATAAAATTCTTCTTCCATATTAACTTGCTCGTAAATTTACTCTTATAACCTCATACTTAAAGTTTTCTTCATTGTAAATATTAACTCTTTCATTTAGATGCTTGAGAGTATAATTTTGTCCTCCTATGTCATCAGCAATGTCGTATAAAGTTGCGATGTCTTTTCCTTCACCTTTACGCAATACACGTCCAATAGATTGTAAATTTCTGATGCGCGATTTACTTGGTGAAGCGAATATAATATTGTGTAGCCTTTTGATATTGATACCTGTTGAGAACGTACCGTATGAAGCAATGATCACAGCATTGTTTTCACTTTCGGTAATCTGACGGACTTGTTCTCTATCTTCAACATCAGTCCCACCATGAACAAAAAATATTTTTCGTGTGGGGTCTATTGTGCTATTTATCAAATCAAAAAGTGGTTCCCCGTGCTTCTCCACATAATTGAATAACACAAGTGTATTACCATCAATATCTTTGACGAGATTTTTGATCAGATTATTTCTACCACGATGTTGTATTAGATACTCAATTTCATCATGATAGCTTTCAAAGTATTGCGGAGCATGTTTACAAAGTAGTACTTTGATCCTAAATTTAGATAGGTGCCCTTCACGTATCAAATCATCTGTTTTTGTTACACGCTCACAATCTCCAAATAAACCTTCTAATACCCACTTATGTGTTTTACTACCGTCAAGGGTGCCAGTAAATCCAAATCTATATTTTGCATTATGAAGTTTTGTCATAATACCTGTAAGTGACTTAGACTTGAATAGATGTGCTTCATCACCAATTACACAATCAAAATCATCGAAGTATCTTTTAGGAAACTTATAGATTGATTGCCAAGTAGAAATAATAATTGGTTTATCAGTATTCTTATCTTTACCAGAGTAAATCTTATGAACATGATCATCAGCATTCCACCCATAATCTTTAAAGTCATTGACCATTTGTTCTACGAGGGACGTAGTAGGGACGATGATGAGCGTTTGCTTGTTGGTAGCAGTATAGTATCTGACGAGGGAATAGATCATCAAAGACTTTCCAGATCCAGTAGGAGAAAGAAGTAGTTTGCGATTATTCTTTATTGCTTCATAGACAGCATTGTATTGATACTCTCTTGGAGTAATTCCTTCTCTGGTGATCTTGTCCATAAAGGTTTTGATACCAGCAAGAGAAACAAAGTCATTGGTTTCTTCAACATCGCCATACCAATCATTCTTTTCGTACTGTATAGTATATTGACGCTCCTCTGCCCACACCTGAAGGTGTTTCATCAAACCACCATATAGTTCTCCAGTTCCAGGAGAATACAAACGAATAGTTCCATCCCAGTATTTGTAACGGGGATTTTTCTTCAGGAACTTTGCTTCTGGAACTTCAAAAGTAAAATAGTCCGAAAGCTCCATATGAACATGGGGCTCTGCGGACTGAATGGTTACATATACTTCGTTCTTCTTCTTAACAGAAAGGAGTGTCATTATTGTCCATTGATAAATTTCTCCCACTCAATGGCACTCTTGATCTGAAATCCTCTGTTTGTAATTTGCTTCATGACCTGATCCAACCAGTACAACATCTGGTCCAGATACTTGATCTTTGCCTCAATATTGATGATATCATCATCGCTCTCAAGGTATGTTTTCATTTTTTCGGAAGTTTGAATTCTTCCACCAAATGGTTTTTCTGCATAAACACGAGCATCAGCTTCTCCTGAATAGTACTCGCGTTTTTCTTTTACAAGCTTTCTGATTTCAAACTCCAGAGAAGTTTTGATCTGTGAGATGTCAGTGTAGTGGTGTAAGTATTTATTATGTTGGAAAGGGATGTCTAAAGCAAGTTGTCCAAGATCTGTGCTATACTGTTTGTTCTTGAACTGAAAATCTACTGCGCTATCCTCTGCCCATTCTTCTCTGAGTTTTTCAAATTTATTACGAAGAGTTTCAAAATTCATAGGATCTTAAAGTTTTTATCACGTATAAAGAACTGTTGATGTTTAAAAGTTACATCTGCAGTGAGATACTCAACATCTGTCATTCTAGCATCAAATGATAGTCCAGATAGTTGAATTGGGAATACATTTTGAAAATCCACAACAAAATGTGGATTAAATGCCGAGGTTACAATATGCAGTTGAGCGTTTGAATATTGATCTTCTGTTGGTGTATTGGATCCACTATCTGCTCTTCCATTTCTACGAATCCAATTGTGAATAGAAATATAATTTTCTAAATCCTCATCAACAATAAAAGTTAAATTTAAATCACCAAAAGAAACTCCTCCACTAGGAATCATGGGAAGATTTCTGAATGGAGAAGGTATCTCTGTTGTTGGCATAGAAATATCTGGAACATTTGCTGATTGACAGAAAAAATCAGTTCCAGGAAAAATATCCAACTTTAAAATAAAACCAACAGGATTTAAAAAATTCCTATTTTTCGGTTGCTCATTATACCATTCAGCAGACATATCAACTTCCCAAGCTACTGTTATTTATCCTTGAGCAATTCCTCTATTCTGTGACGCATATTGGTACTTTCTTGCTTCATGTAATCTCTTAGAGAATAACCACGTTTTCCTTTGAGGATACATGTTCCTTGGTAGAACATGGTAGCAGCAAATACTAGTAAGAAAACTATTCCTATTATTTCAGGGTAATGTTGAGCCATGGTAGTAGTGGGGGAATGACGCCAATAAGTCTTAGAAGTCCTTCAGCAAATAGAGCAAGAACCACCCAACCAACGCACATAGAAATAACGGAAGCATTCCTATTGTGCCTTCGTATAGCAGCATCAATCATCTCCTGACATTCTTTGTGTGTTACTAATTTCTCTGGTGATATTTCTTTCATACGATGTGCCATAATTGTTTTCCCATTCTGGTTCATACAATGGGCATGGTTCTTCCATTAAAACATTCATTTTTGCCCGAGCTACTCTTTGATAAAGATCATCTAAGACCATTCATCTTCCTCCTCTTCATCCCATACAATATAAGGACCATGCTGCATACGTTCTAACTCTTTAGTTTTTGCCGCAAAAGAAGCAGTCTCTCCTACCCATAGTGCCATCTTCATCACGATAAAAATTACCGCAAGAGGAGACAAACACAATAATAAGATAAGAGAAGATTGGTTCATGAGTGATATTCGTTCAGAATGTCTAGTATTCTATCCAGAGTATAATTAGCACCATCATTCCAGTCTTTACCTTTGTTGATAAAAATTCCGTCATGCAGTGCCGTCTTCATTTTATATACTCTTGCGAGCATGTCAACTCTACTCATCTTTCCTCGTGGCATAACTTAACAATAACGCATTTTACTATTTACAAAAAAAGGGACCCTTTTGGGGTCCCTGTGTGTTGAATTGT